TAAATTTTATCCAAGTCATGTAACAGAAGTAGATCATTTGGAAGAGTTTATAGAATTCTTAAAACATTGTAATGGATTTGAAATATGGTAGAAACAGCAATCGTAAGCCTACTTGCAGGGATAGCAATAGGCTTTTATTTATGTATAATCGTTAATAATTGGATAAATGGAAATAACAAATAGAATCAAATGGTGGTTACTATTAAAAATAAGAGGTAGAAAAGCAGCTACCTCTTTTGCAATAGAAATGCAACTTGAATATCTTAAAAAATATGATCGCAAGAAAGAAAAATCTTGGCAATATTGGAATGATAGATGCATGAAACCATGGTAAAACTTAAAATTATGGATGAATATTTATTACTAGACTGTGTTAGTGAGTGTTGCGGAGCACCAGCTAACTCAGATCAAATGATATGCTCGCAGTGTCATGAACATTGTGATGTATATTACGAAGAAAACTAAAATTAATTAAAAACCTTACAAAAATGTACACAGTAATTTATGAATGTGATTTACTAGGAGATCACACAGCGAATATCCTAGATCTATGTCAAATAGAAGAGCTAAAATTTAATAATGCATATGATGCAATATTATTTATTGAGGATTGTACAAATCCAATAACCAAGGTCGAGGAGATCATACCTTGGATGGCTAAGAATCAACAATACTTTAACGAGATTGAGCAAACAATAATGCCAATCAGTAAAGTAAAAGATGAAATAGCAAATATACATTTAATTACAAACACAAATGATTTCAAAACATTAATTTAAATATAAAAACAAGAATATTATGGAAAATAATCTTAATAGCGGCACAATAGAGGCCCTAACGCCAGGAAGCACACTGTTAATAAGTGCAAGACAAGTATCAGAAGGTACCAAAGTTCAATTAGAATTTGCAGAGAAAATTAGTTCAGGTCCAAATAAACCAGTTAGTGCATTAGCATTATTAAATGCTAGTGATTCTAGATTTAGTTCTGGTGCTAGAAGAGCATGGATGACTGTAGAACCATCAGATGCAGGTAAAGCATTAGGTATTGATTTTACAGATGCAAATGAAAATTGGTATGAAACGGAAAAAGGTTTGATGTTGGATTTAAATATACTAAATCCAAGTGTAGATCTTAATGGAGTAGAATACTTCTTTAAGATGTATATTACAGAATCAACTGAAGGTACTGAATGGGAATTAGAAAATATAGAGAAAGCTGCAAAAAGAGCAGGTAAAGATGGTGATTACATCACACATGGAGGTGCATATATTTTCTCAAGAGGTAAAGTTGACCTATTTAAGAAAGGTCAAGAGGTTACTCACACAATGTTGGAAGCAGATACTGTACAAACGCAAGTTACTGCTAATCAAGGAGTTACAGCCGAGAAGGTTGATAAACTTGAGGATATAATTGGATAGTATAAATAATTTGTTTATAACACTTGTTTGTTATAATAAATTTATTTATATTTGTATGGTATTACAGATTAGTAGTACTCCTACAATCTAATTATAAACCAATCAAATGTGTGTAAGTAGGGTGACATTTTAGGAATGAGTGTCACCCTATTATTTTTATAAATGTTTAAGCTTAATGTTATGGGACATATGAAAGAACTGTCTCAGATGGTCGAGGATGGATCATTTGAGCAAGAATTTATGCCTTTATATGAACAAGCTATGAGAGAAGGATACTCTTTTGTAACTTTTTATGGTAAGGCTTATCCAATTGACTATGCAGATGCATTAGTCAGCATATACAGAAAGACAAAAACACAAAAATAAAAACATATGATCTATTATATTGGAAATAAAAGAGTCGTTGACGGCAAATGTTTTGAATACACAGACATGGAGTCAGCGGTTAAATACTTACAAGAACAGGCAATCTTGGGTGTAGATACAGAAACAGAAGGTATGGACTTTACTTGTAAGAAAATGATAATGTTTCAAATTGGTGATGGTACAAATCAATATGTAATTGATACAAGATCAGAATCAATTGAGCCTTTACGAGATATATTAGAAAGCAAAAAAATCATAAAAATATTGCATAATGCTAAATTTGACTATAAATTCATCAAGAAATGGGCTAATATAGAGCTATCTGGTATTTATGATACATTTTTAGTAGAAAGAATAATACATTGTGGTAAAAAAGGTCAAAAATATGGGCTAAAAGACTTAGTTCTTAATTATCTAGAAGAAGAATTAGATAAAGAACCAAGAAATAAGTTCGTTAATCTACAAGGTGCACCGTATACAGATGTACAAATACAGTATGGTGCTAAAGATGTAGAATATCTAATTAAACTAAGAGAGTTTCAGTTACCGCAAATAAAATCAAATAATTTAGAAGAGGTTCAAATACTAGAAAACGAAGCTGTATTGGCATTTGCTGATATAGAATATAATGGACTAGATTTGGATCAAAATGCATGGTTAAAACTAGACAGGGTAAATGCAGATAAAGCAAAAGAGTATTTTAATGACTTGGATAATGCAGTGTTGCAAGATCCCAGACTCCAACCATTTGTACTTAAATATGTACAGGGTAATTTGTTTGAAAGTCAAGATACTTTGAGAAAAGTTGGTGTGAATTGGGACTCGCCTATACAAGTATTAAAAGTTTTTAAGAAACTGATACCAGATCTTGAAAATGTTAATGGTAAAGAATTATATAAACATAGAAGATATGGCTTAGTTAGCAAATATATACGATACAAAGAATATATGAAACTTTGTACATCGTATGGTAAACCATTTTTTAAATACTTAAAAGGTGATGGTAAAATTCACACTAACTTTAATCAAATATTAGATACTGGTCGTGTTAGTTCTAGTTATCCTAACATGCAACAAATTCCTGCTGATAACAGCTTTAGAAATTGTTTCATAGCTCCTGAAGGCTGGTCTTTTGTAAGTTCAGATTACACAAGTCAAGAATTGAATGTTATAGCCTTTGGTTCTAAAGATCCTGTTTGGATACAAGCATTAGAAGATGGACAAGATCTTCACAGTGTTTGTGCTGAACTAGTTTATAAGCAGAAATGGAGTGAGGCTGCTGAAGATGATTGCGCTTACGTTCGGGGGAAAGTTAAGTGTGAATGTCCTCAGCACCAAACTCTTAGAAACAATGTAAAAGCTATTAACTTTGGTTTGGCTTATGGTATGGGCCCACATAAACTAGCAGATACATTGCAAATAAGTAAAGATCAAGCTACAAAATTAATAGAAGAGTATTTTAAGGCTTTTCCTTCTATCAAAGGGTTCTTAGAAAGACTAGGTAACTTTGGTAAACAATATGGATATATAAAAACTTTTCCACCTTTTAATAGAAAGAGATGGTTTAGTACATGGTATCCTAAAATTTGGAACAATAAGTCTTCTATGATGGAGATTGGTAGTATTGAGCGTGCTTCTAAAAACACACCAATACAAGGTGCAAGTGCAGACATGACTAAACTAGCATTAATATATATTCACGAATACATAAAAGAGAATAATATTCCTGTTAAGATGGTAATGACTGTGCATGATCAGATTGATACTATATGTAATAATAGTTATACAAAAACATGGAAGAAGAAAATGACTGAATTAATGGAAAAAGCTGCAAAAGTAGTAGTAACTAATGGCCTATTGAAAGCGGATACAAATATATCTAAAACATGGTCAAAATAATATAAATTATGAAATACGAAATAAATAAAGGACATCCAAGATACAAAGAAGCTATGCATATGATAGAAATTATGTGTAGAGCATTAGGAGTTAAAAAGGGTAATTTAATGGATTCAACTCGTACAAGACATTTAGTTGATTATAGACGTATTTGTTATGTATTGTTAATGCAAAAGTTACAACTGCCTTTGCTACATATAGCTGGATATTTTGATAAGGATCATGCTACTGTACGACATGGTATTATGCAGCATGAAGATTTTTATCAATATGATAAAGACTATAGAGTACAGTTTGATTATGTTAAAACTATTGTAGATAAAAATGAGTATGTAGAAGAAGATGTTTATGATGTAATTAATAACTTATTATTAAGAGTAGAAATATTAGAAAGTAAATTAAAAAAAGTACAGCGTGGCCGTGCAATAGCATATGAAAAGGTAGCAGCTGGCGATTAAAAATTAAATTATGAAATCATTTTACACAAAAGAAATAAACGATTGGGTGCTAAATATAGCATATACATATGTACCAGCAATACCGTATTCTGATATAGGAAGCACTGTAGAGGTAGAAACTGTGAACTTAGAAAACAAAGAAAGCAATAACGCATTACAAGTATTTGAAATATCAGATTTTTTGTATGAGTTTTGTCCCAATGAAATGTATGAATTAGAAAAAGAAATAACTGAATACCATGAAGATAATTAAAACAATGAGTAACTGTATAGAAATAAAAGATAAAGAACAGAAAAAAGCACTAAATGCGTGGGCTAAAGCTGGGTTTAAAGGGTCTGTAATTGCAGGTACTGGTTTTGGTAAGTCTCGTGTTGGTGTACTAGCCGTGGGTGAAACCTTAAGGAGAAACGAAGCGGCTAGAGGTATAGTTTTGGTACCTACAATACAATTGCAAGAACAGTTTGAAGAAGAGTTTCACAAATGGAAGTATGATGATGTTCTAGATCGCGTTGATATTGTTTGTTATCAGTCTGCTTATAAATTACAAGAACAGTTTTATAATATTGTAGTAGCAGATGAGATACATCTAGGCTTAAGTACAGAGCACTACAAATTCTTTGAGAACAATACATACGACAGATTACTGTGTATGACAGCAACTCAACCAGAAGAATTAGAATACAAAGCAAAGTTAATAACCCTTGCGCCTGTAGTTTATGAGTTAAGTTTAGATGAATGTGTAGGACTAGGACTAGTATCTCCTTATGAGATCTACTGTGTGCCTGTAGAGCTAACAGCTGAAGAAGCTGCAGACTACAAAAAAGCAAATAACATGTTTGTTCACTATAAATATAAGTTAGGACAATTTGATGCTTTTAATGAGGCCAAAAGAATTATAGCTAGTAGTAGCGCACCTGGACATGAAAAACAATGGGCTGTGCTATTTTACAGAGCTATAAGACAGCGTAAAGCTATAGTAGATTTTGCAATTAATAAAATTACTGCTATACAAAAGATAGTTCTTACTAATGTAAACAAAAGAATATTAACATTTTCTGGTGCTAATGATTTTACAGATCAAATCTGTGATGCATTGTCACCTCTTGCATTATCTTATCATTCTAAGAAAACTAAAAAGCAAAAAGAAGAAGCTTTGAGTTCATTTAGAAATAAAAAAGTCAATGTTTTGTGCTCTACAAAAGCATTAAACCAAGGCTTTGATGTACCTGATGCAGATTATGGTATTATATCTGGTTTGACTAGTAAGTCTTTGACTATGATCCAGCGTGTAGGACGTTTACTACGTTTTCAAGAAGAAAAAGTGGGTAAAATTGTTGTATTATATATAAAAGATACACAGGAAGAGAAGTGGTTAAAGTCTGCAGTAAAAGGTCTAACTAATGTCAAATGGATTGACAAAATAAATGAAATAAATTAGGATGAAATTAGAAATTGATTTATCTTTACTAAAGGATATAGGCTTAAGTCCAAACGAATATATATTTCTCTATTGTGTGCATAGAAAAGCATACAATTATTTTAATAGCGAGTACCATCCAGTACAATTACAAGATAACGGATGGATTGTTTACGGTGAAGACGTTACTAAACACGTTATACAACAAAAATTTAGAGATCTATTCGTTAGTGACACAGATGCTATGTTTGCAGAACTGTGTGCTGCATACCCTTTTAAAGTAGAATCCCCCACTCGTGGTGCACGGGTTCTACATGCAAAGGATCCAAAAGCAGCTAGCAACAAAAAAGCTAGAAATAAATATAAAAAGATTGTAGGTAACAAACCACATTTGCATAGACATATTATGCAATGTTTACAGTTACAACTTTCGCATGAGAAAGATAACTTGGGTTACCTACAAAACTTTGAAACTTGGATTAATAATCATACTTGGGAAAAGTATGAAGGTATGAACATAAAAGACATTAACGATGACAGAAGAATCACAAGACAGCTCTAGCTTATTTCAAGAAAGAGGTTTTCAAAGAATAGATAAGGCAGTTAATCAGTCGCTTAGTATTGTAAGAAATGCTATGCATGGTAAACGAAGTGTCTATCCTACTAAATGGCCACGGTTAAATAAGAATTTACTTGGTGGTTTACAAGGTGGCAAGATGTATGTCATTGCTGGCCGTCCTGGCGTAGGTAAGTCTGCATTTAGCAATCAACTAGTGTTTGATTTATTAGATGTAAACTCAAACAAAGATATGATTGTATTGTATTGGAGTTTTGAGATGCCAGGTTATCAACAAGTTATGCGTAGTGCGTCTAAGAGTGTGAATAAGCAATTAGGCGATCTCTTATCTGTGGAGGCAAGACTAAAAGATGAAGAGTTCAAAGACTATGCCAACTCTGTGCAAAAGTTTAATAAATATCCTGTTTTCTTTAATAATATTCCACGTACTATGGAGTATATTAAACAAACTAACGAACAAGTATTTATGAAATCTCCTAATGCACGAGTAGTCAATGTGTTTGACCACTCTAGGTTGATAAAAGGCCACAATGAACATACAGAACTACAGAAATTAAATGAGATATCAAAAGGTTGCATGTGGATGCAGGCTAAAATGGATGTTATTAATATATTATTATCACAACTAAACAGAAACATAGAACAAGAGCATCGTGCTAAAAATCAATACCAGCCACTCTTGACAGATCTATTTGGTGGTGACAGCATTGGTCAAGATGCCCATGTTGTAATGATATTAAACAGGCCATATGATATTTATGGTATAACAAAAACATATTGTAATGAAGATCCTGTTGGATTACTTGCATGTCATATAGAAAAGAACCGTGATGGTTTACTAGGTATGATACCGTATGAAGCAGACATGTCTACATTTACAATACAAGAACGTACAAAAAATGATACAAAAAGTTAGAAGAAAATCCTTTAAAATTAGACCATCAGGTAGATCTACTGACTTTATATCTCCTAGCTTTGGCCATGGGTGTCTGTACAATTGTTCTTACTGTTACATGAAGCGTACAAAACCTACAGGGTTAAGTATTGCTACAAACACAGAAGATATATTGACAGAGATCAATAGCCATGCATGGTTTGCACAAATGGATACAAGCAAACCAAATCAAACACACAAAACTTATGTTACTTATGATATTAGTTGCAACGAAGATTTTGCATTGCATGCTAAATATCATGACTGGCGTAAAATATTTGCATTCTTTAGAGATCATGACACAGCTATGGGTAGTTTTGCAACTAAATATGTAAACCCAGACTTGACGTTGTTTGATCCTAAAGGTAAGGTTAGAATTAGGTTTAGTCTCATGCCACAGCACAAAGCTGACATACATGAGCCTAACACATCTAAGATTATAGATCGTATAAAAGCTATAGATGCTTTTATTGATGCTGGTTATGATGTGCATGTTAACTACTCTCCTATTATAGTATATGATGGGTGGTTAGATGACTACAAAGATTTGTTTAATATGCTAAACGACTACGTAGATTATAAAGACGAGGTGTTAGCAGAGTGTATATTTTTAACACACAATAAAAATAGACATGAACACAATCTTTTACAAAATCCTAAAGCAGAAGATGATTTATGGAAGTCATCATGGCAAGAACCTAAGCAATCACAATATGGTGGTATGAATCTTAGATATAGATCAGGTCTAAAAAGACAATTTATTAATCAGTTCCTTGAAATGCACAATAAAGTGGTACCTTGGAACACAATCAGATACATTTTTTAACATGGAATTACCAAAAACTAAAGTTGGAGCTTTACGTAAGTCTCCTAAAAATATGGTCATTTATGGCCCGCCTAAGATAGGCAAAACAACTGCATTGAGTCAATTAGATGACTGTCTAATTATTGACTTAGAAGACGGTTCAGATATGATAGAAGCTTTAAAAGTAAAAGTTACTAATCTAGGTGAACTGGCTGAAGTTGGTAAAAAGATAATGCAGAGTAAAAAACCATACAAGTATGTAGCTATAGATACAGTTACAAAGCTTGAGGAATGGTGTGAGATAGAAGGCAAGAAGATTTATCAAAATACTCCTATGGGTAAAAATTTTGATAAGGATCAAAAAGGCGTTTCTGTCTTATCTCTTCCTAACGGTGCAGGTTATCTATATCTTAGAATTGCATTCAAAAGATGGGTAGATAGGCTGAACAAACTAGCAGATCACGTGATATTAGTTGGTCATCTCAAAGACAAGATGCTTGATAAGAAAGGGAAAGAAGTCTCTTCTAAAGATCTTGACTTAACGGGCAAGATCAAACAGATAACATGCGCAAACGCAGATGCTATTGGTTATATATACAGAGATAGTGAAAACACTATGATTTCATTTAACTCACAAAATGATATAACTGCAGGATCTCGTTGTGATCACTTAAAAGGTCAAGACATGATGCTTGACTGGAAACAAATATTTATTGATTAATTTTTAAAACACATTTAAAATGGTAGAAACTAGAATTAACCCTGATACAGGGAACACGGACTCAGCTACGCCTGAGACTATAACAACTTCAATGATCTTAGAAGATCTAGAAAACGGTATAGATCGTACAGGAATCAAAACTAAGTATAACTTAGAAGCTTGGGAAGTCAAGCAAATGTTTGATCATCCTGTACTAAAAGGCAAAAAAGCTAAAAGAGTAAAAAAGTTATCTTTCAATTTTGTTGATGACACTGTTCATACTGACCCAGACATATTGCCTGGCCAAACTAACTTAGAAGATCAAATACAGATAGAACAAGCAGAACGCTTAGAACCTATCAATGATGCTAAGACAGAAGAAGAGGTGTTTTATACAGAAGAAGATAAGTATAATGAATCTTTAGAGGCTCGTGCTGATGACTGGGCTAATGAACACAGAATATAATAATAATAACTAAAAAATTTTATAAAATGGCTATAACAAGCAACAATTCAGATCAAGAAGTTATGGGTGGCATTAAAAGCTACTCAGGATTATCAAACTTCAACGTAATAGCAGTAAACCCTACAATGCAGGAGTTACATGCTATGGATATTAAAGTAAGACAAGAACCTAATTATTTCTTAGAACTAAATGGTGAAGATTACTTTAAGCTAACGTTTTGGGTTAAGAATGAAGATCTAACAACTAGAATGGAAATCTTAATGCAAAACAAAGCTAGAACTAGTAAAACTGGTAAGTTTCAATGGTTAAATGCAGTAGGTCAGTCTACATGGGCAGAAGACAAGCCTGATTACGACTGGTGGCAAAAGCCAGAAACATCAAGAAAAGCTTTTGGTGGTGAAGAAACTTTAATTAACTTTGTCAAAGCATGGGCTAACGTAGCGCCAGGCGGTGATGTATACTTTGAGACTATTGACAAGATAGTACAAGGTGACATTTCAGAGCTTAAACAGTTGATTACAGTTCTAAAAAACAATCAAGTTCGTTTACTAGTGGGTGTTAAAGATGGCAAATATCAACAAGTGTATACTAAGGTATTTGGTAGAATTAAACCACAAAGAGACGACCTATTTGTTAAGTCACTAAATGATGAGTATGGATCATTTAACGCAGAATTTGCTACTGACCTTAAATGGGGTGAGTTTAAACCTGAGTTAGCTGTTGTATCTCCTGACCCTAGTGGTGTAGAAGATCTTCCGTTCTCTTCTAGTGATGAAGACAAAGATTGGGTATAAATAACTAAGAAAGTGTATAATTATTTTGGTGCTAAGGATTGAATCAGAATAGCCCGCGGGCAGTTATACACTTTCTTTTCAATGACTATACAAGTGAGGTTGTAATATTATATTAACATCCTGTTATACTTTGTGAAACTTGTTACGTTCCTCACTTGTATAGTTTTATTTAACACACATTGATATGATAACATCGAGACCAAGTAATGATATATTACACACAGAAACAATACTGGAAAAAATAACAGAATTTGATATATTTAAATATTATTGTCCTGTATTTACAAAGCTTAGTAAAAAGTTTTGTAGTGAACTTAGACAAGACAAACGCCCTTCAGCATCTATAGTTGCATATAACGGTAATTTGTTATATAAAGACTTTGGGTATCCTGATCATACGTTTAATTGTTTTGGATATGTTCAATATAAGTACGGACTTACATTTACTGATGCGTTAATTCAGATTAGTAATGACTTTAATTTAAGGCTGGCTACTACTAATGGAATAGTGCGGTCCAAGCCTCCTAAACTGTACGGAAATCAAATAATAGACCAAAAAGTTACTATTATTAAGATAAAAAGTAGAGATTGGGACATAAATGATGCTAATTTCTGGAAACCCTTTCATATAAGTAAAAAAATTTTGCGTAACTTTGCAGTTAAGCCTATCTCATATTATTGGATAAATGAAAATAGATTCAAAGCTAAAACTCCTACTTATGCTTTTAGGTTTAACACTAAAATTAAAATTTACGCTCCTTATGAAACAGAAAACAAATGGTTTAGTAACACTAATAAAGAAATCGTTCAAGGCTATGATCAACTTCCTAGTGAAGGTAATGTGCTATGTATTACATCTTCCCTTAAAGATGTTATGTGCCTTTTCGCTATGCGCGTGCACTCCATCGCAATGCAGAGTGAGATGCAGTTGCCAAATGGGATGCTCATGCAAGTACTTAGACAAAGATTCAAAAAAATAGTGATACTATACGATAACGACAAACCTGGACAAACAATGGCTAATAAAATATGTAATGAATATCAATTAGATAATCTATGTATTCCAAGAGATTGGGGTGCAAAAGACATATCTGATGCCATTGTTGTTCATGGTTTTAGTAAGGTGAAACAATTTATATATGAGAAGATACAAACGCAAAAAGGGAAAAATCCAGAGTAAAAAAACCACAGTAGACGGAATAAAATTTAGATCAAAATTAGAAGCATTTACTTATAAAAAACTAAAAGAAGCTGGTATTAAACAAGAATATGAAAGTGAAAGATACACACTTCTTGAAGGTTTTTATTACACATCAGATGCTTACGAACAATCAACAACAGGTTATAAAAACAGAGGAGAAGAAAAGGTTAGAGCAATAACATATACGCCTGACTTTCTTTGTCCCGATCGTGCATGGATTATAGAATGCAAAGGTTATGCTAATGATAGATTCCCATTAAAGTGGAAGATGTTTAAAAAACTTTTGAAAGAAACTAATCCTAATTGTAAACTGTTTGTACCTAAAAATCAAAAACAGGTACTCGAAACTGTAGAAATAATTAAAAATTTATGACATGAATCAAATGGAGAATGTAACTCCAGTCCATGAATGGGTTGATGAGTTACGGCCAGGCGATTTAATTAGAGTGTCTTACAATTCAGGCAGTCATTATATAGGACTGTTTAAATCTCGTAGGATAAAAACTAATGGGGCTGTATTATATTATTATGATATGCCTGGCCCTATGGTTAAAGACTTTAAAGATTGCTGGTATCAAAAAAGGCTAGAGGAAAAACTTCCTCCAGTCTCGTATATCTATGGATATACATATAAAAATAGGATACATCCTGCACAAGAGTGGATGTTGACTAAAGTTCAAAAAGAATATTACAACAAATTAAAAGAATTTATAAAATGAGTATTAAAACTATTGATCGTGACATCCAAAGTGGACAAGAGGGTGTCAAAAAGAAAATCAACAAAGGTGCTGAAAAGCTAGTCTTTGATATTCTTCAAGCGTCTCAGTACTCCCAGCCAATTCCATCAACAGTTAGAGAGTTAACTACAAATGCATGTGACTCTCAACGTGAAAAGGAAATGGCCCTAGAGATACTAAGAGGTACAAAGAAAGCAGAAGACTACTATATTCAGCGAGAAGGAGAAGCTTACGCAGACAGTAACTTTGACCCTTCATATTACAGTAAAGATTATTTAAATCTTGATGAACATAAAGTACATCTTACATATAAACAGAATGAAGGTACTGGATTTTGTGATAAATTTACTGTACTAGATCGTGGTGTAGGTATTGGTGGTAGAAGGTTAGAAGGAATTCTAGAGCTAGGTTATTCTACGAAAAGAAATACTAGCGAGAATTTTGGCGCATTTGGTTTAGGTGCAAAAGTAGCACTTTCAACAGGCGTTGATTTTTATACTATTACAACTGTACACAATGGTAAAAAGTTTAAATGTAACTGTTATAACTATAAAACAGATTTTATTATACCTAAGTTTAATTTAACAACTGGTAAAGAGAATCCGTTTATAACATTTTCAGATGGGACTAAAGTTTATTATGAAGAAACATATGCTCTTAATTATACTGAAATAAGTTTTGGTGTAAAAAGACACAATAGATCTAGATTTAGAGATGCTGTAGAAGAACAGTTACTTTATATAGATAATGTTGTGTTTGAAATAGAAGACGAAGAGGGTGACATAGAAAACGTAGAGTTTCACGCTGATGTGTTACACAACTCTAAGAATCTTATTATTTCTAATAGTTATGTATTTAGTAGACCGCATATTCTGATTGTAAAAGATCAGAATGCTACTACAGGTATTAACTATGGCCATATTAACTTTAGAGAGCTAGAAATGGAAGGTCTTTATGGTGCTGTTGCATTTAAGTGTCCCATGAGACAAGTAATGAGAGATCCAGATACTGGTGAAGAAATTGTTCTTCAAGAAGGTGTAGATGTTACTCCGTCTCGTGAGAAAGTTATATGGAACGAGTCTACTAAAAACTATGTGCAGCAACTTATTAAGGAAGCAGCATTAGAGGCTACAGAATTAGTTCAAAACAAATTAGATGAAGAAGATTTTGTTAAGTGGATTTACAAATGTAAAAATGTAATGCACTATAGCAGACTTGACGATGACAATAATAGTGATTTAGTTCTTAAAAAACTAGCTAATATTATTGACAAAGATATGTTGTCTCCTTTCTTTCCTGGTAACAAATCTATAAAGTTTGGTACTCTTCAAAAAGTGTTTGGTAAAAAGACAGACATTAAGAAGATTACTATAGAACGAGATTGGAATACTAAGAAAGAAACTGTTAAGCGACAAGATCTTGAGTCTTGGGAACAGTTTGGTTATCACAATAACAAAATTTATATCAAAGGAATAGATACACAATTTGATTGGCGTAAAGATTCTTATGTTATAAAACAATTAGCAGTTGGTGATACTTTGTATGTTGTTACAGAAACTGATGGCACAGATGTTGAGCGTGTTGCTGCTATTGGTAATATCTCTGATGACAAAGAGCGTGATAGACAAATGAAATTTTATCAAAAAGATAAAAAACGTATTCAAGATGCTATGACTGCGCTTAGAACTTCAGAAGGTATGTCGTACTATGAAGATATTGAGGTAGACGAAGAATGGTTAGCTGAATATAAAAAAGAAGCTAAACAAAGAGAAGAGGTTGCAGCAATGTCACATTTATCTCCAGAAGAAAGACGTAAGATACAAGAACGTATGGTAGCATATACTTTACGTGAGTGTACTAAATATCGTGGGTCTTCTACTGCTAGCCCGACAGGCTATATATGGGATAAGGTAGAGCCTAGAACTTCTGATCTTATGAATACAGAGACTAGAACATATTATGGTACTAAAGAAGATGAAGAATCATTAATACTAGCAGCTGATATTCTTAATCGTCAAAATCCTACACATAAAGACGTGTGGCCTAATAGAAGTAATAACTATGATGAGCAGAATGATAGACCTGTTTATTTTTGGGAATATCCTCCTACTAGGACTTATTCTGGTGATGAGCCTTCAGAAGGGTATTTTGATAAACCAAACTTAGAATGGGATAGACCACAGCTTATTAGAGTTAACTCTAAAGTAGCTAAACACATGGCAACTAATCCTAATTGTAAGCATATTGATGAGTTCTTTTACACTGCTACGGATACTAATCATTTTAGTGTAGATCCTACTATTGTTAGATGGTATACAGGTTATTGCATGAGGCTTGAAAATGACAAGTTTATGGGTAACATGGAAGCTGTTAACAAAGAGATGTATGAAAACTATGAACAAATTCAAGAATACATTGCATCTACAACAGGATTTCATACTATGGAAAATTATCTAAAGAAACCTCAGATGAAGATGTTTAAGAAAATGATAGATTTTAACGCATTTCTTGACACTCTTAACCAGGATGATCCAGATGCTATTACAGCTAAAGCTAGAGAACTCTTTGTATTTACAGACGTAACATGTAATAATGTTGTAGACAAAGATATGATTATAGCTTTTGAGGATTTATTATTGTATTTAGAACCTATTGCTTTGTTTTTGAACTCTATTGATGGTATACATCATAAAATAAATGATGCAAATACAGGCGATGAGTATTCTAAACAACTTAATGAATATCTTAGATTTAAACAACGATTAGGTTGGAAACCACCTATCAATTTATTAACTTTAAACAAAAATAATTAATTATGATTTCAATAAATGTTATCGATGACAAGATCTCAGGATCTTATGGTGACAAAACATTTTGTATAGACTTTAATAAAGAAGTCTATACAAAAATGTTAGAATTAGCAGAAAAAGCTAATACTGCAGTCACAATGGAGGATTATAAAGCTGTTATAGAGCAGTTTGAGCCTCTTACAATTCAAGATTATACTAAAACTGTTCAAGATAAGTGTGAATTTATCCATGTAAACAAAAGTACAGGTGAATTCTTCTTACAACATAATGGTGTAGTATCATCTATACCTATGCCTGAAGCATTGGTAGAAAGAATCTATGAGTCTATGGACAAAGGATTAGATTTTATGCCATTAGTTAAAATGTGGACTAGATGGTTAAGAAACCCTGTTCTTCGTACTAAAATGAAGAAAGGATGGGGTAAAGAGTTTTGTGAAAGATTCTTTAACTACATTAATCTTAGATATGTTCATCCACAGCTAAAGAAAGAGCTAATGGAAGAGCACGGTTTAAGTGAAGAAGTTGCAGAAAGAAGAGCTACTATGTATCAAATGAAAATAACCAAAGAAGGTTTACTAAATGGTTACAAAGTATCTCACGAGATTCTAACTAAATTTAAAGAAGGTGAAGACGGTGAAGTTCAAGAAGTACCAAGGTACAAAAGAACATTTAACGTTGACACTGGTGAGATAGAATCAGAAGGATTGCCAGAACATGTAGAAGACAGATTGTTTCAGCCTGCTATTATGGGCTCAAGCGGTGATGCTTTTTACTGTGAAGGTAGTAATGGTTATGCTAACCCACAACACTTTATAAAAGTTGGTTGTACTCATAGATTACCTGATTGGAGCTATGTTAACACTAATGATCGTCAATCATGTGTTAAAGGTCTTCACTTTGGTGGTCTAGAATACATTAACTGTATAAGTGGTGAGATACATAACATTTTTGTAGACCCAATGCATATTGGTGCAGTACCTGATGACGAAACAGGTGCAGCTAGATGTCTTCAATATTTTGTACACTCTTCGCTAGCAGGTGTAAATGGTTCTATATATCATAGTTCTACTTATGCAGCTAAGACTGATGAGCAGTGGGCTGAAATGCGCGCTAAGATTGTAGAAGAGTATGACGCTTCTACTACAGAGCGAGGTAAAGAGGTTGGTGAGTTAACTAATCTTTAATGTTAATGGGGCCTTCGGGCCCCTTAAATTTATAAATATGGAAGAACTAGATATACTGCAGCTACCAGACAATGGACCAGTTGCACTAATAGATGCAGACAGTTTATTATACTACGAAATGGGTAAGCCAACATTAGAAGAGGCTATCGAGGGTATAAATAATAGATTGTTTCATATGCTAGCAATGTGCGGTACAAGCAGATTTGCAGGTTTTCTAACTTTATCTAGATGTTTTAGGTATAAGGTTGCAGAAACTAAATCCTATAAACATAATAGAAAAGGCGGGTCTAAACCTCCTATATTCTATGCGCTACGTGAGTATGTGCAACAAGAATGGGGTTTTACTCATGTGCCTGGGTTAGAAGCAGATGATCTTGTAGCCGTGTATGCAAAGCCTAGTGGTACAGTCATATGCAGCCCTGATAAAGATGTGTTATATCAAGTCGCAGGTAAACATTTTAATTTTAGAACATCAGAATTTGTTAAAACATCTAAACTAGATGCTAATAGGTTTTTATGGAAGCAGACCTTAATGGGTGATCCTACAGATGGAATAGGCGGGATACCAAAGGTTGGTCCTAAGACTGCAGACAAATTATTAAACAAAATTAAAGTTGGATTTGAGAAAGTTGTTCTAGAAAAATATGTAGAAAAGTTTGGATATTACGAAGGAGTTTGTAAATTTACAGAAACATTCAAACTTGTACATATTCTGAAAACAATTGACCAGGTCAAGGATGCAACAGGCATTGATTTGGAACCACTGGCTATAACTGATGTTAAACACTTAAATATTACTTATGCCAGTTAAATGTAAGACAGTCTTATTTAATATCTTGAATGCAAGAACAGTAAGACTAACAGGTGGTACGAAAGCTATAAATCCCCACTCTTTTGATGATGAGATAGTTTCTCTTGAAATGCCTAAAGGTAAAATTATTTCTTTAGGAGAAACTGTCTCTGTCAAAAGTAAAAAGTATAAGGTTAATTATATTGATAAATCTTATAAAGGGAACGTTTTAGTGTATGATTTACACATAGCTAAACCCAACAAATCAAACATATTTATATTACCAATGTTAAGTGGAGAAAGGAATTTGTATTTTTATAATACACACCTTGTCAATGTCTTTGTAGGGACAATAGAAAATGAAGGCTGTATTGCTTTACTATATAGATGGAGTAAAGATCCCTTATTTCTAAAATTCGAGGCTGCTATAAAACAGTTTAGAAGCTACATAGACATGGAAGACCACGATCAATTTGTATTATATTTGTTTGACGTACCTATGGGACAAACACAGAACTATAAAAGATTTTTAAACGGAAAATACTCAGAGTTAAGCACAAAATATAAGACACAATTACTTAAATTTCACGGAATGGATATAGATAGCCAAATAGGACAAATATTATTTAAAAGTGAAAAACGAAAACACAGACTAGAAACTATGTTAGGATGTATGCTAGATGACGATGCAGAGTTGTACAGCATTATAGATCCAAAAACAGAATTGTTTAATCCTAAAATTTATATATAATGAACTTCGATGATAACTTAGACAAACAAGTAAAAGAAATTACTGATTTACTAAAATTTAAAAACCAGTCATATGGTAACAGCGCATTAGAACCTGCTAATATCTTTAGCCAAGCTAATGCCATTGACTCGTTGTCTGCTAGAATAGATGACAAGTTAATGCGTATTAAAAACAAAGGAATTTACGATGCAACTGAAGATACCCTTAAGGACCTAGTAGGTTATTTGCTGCTGTTACTTATGGCTATTGAAGATAGAGACAAAAAAGAAAAGGTAGAATCTAAAACTTCGTTTTCTAACTCTACCCTTCAAATTTAATATAGGAGGGCCTTTCAATTTTATGGGAGGCCCTTTTATTATCTTGTTACGTATGGATTTATTTTATCTTGATCGTAAATCTCAAATACTCTTCTTAATTGTGACCATCCTGGTACAAACTTAAGTGTATGATAGAATAAAGGAGTCTTGTCTCTTGGATTTTCTGCTATTACACCTAACATTTCTAATGACTCTGTCCACCCGTTAGTTACAACTTTATAAGAATCTGTTAACAGTCCTGTTAATGGTACAAGACCTCTTGTAAATGCTGCAAACTCCATAGGATTTAATGTAAACCCTAATTCCATCCTTGTTCTTGCTAACAGCATGTACGTTTTTCTATTTAGATAGGTTTTATTTTTCCATTTCTCATCGTCTGGACCAACTCCCATTCCCATAGCCATTGCTGCTAAATACATTCCAATTAATGCTCTAACTTCTGCTAGTGTTCTAGTAACAGATCTTTCTCTCATTCTTAAGAATTCTTTTAAAGGAATATTTTTTATTCTTGGATCTGTACTATTTCTTTTAAATCTTTCAAATTCAGCCTCTAATCTTTTTACTCTGCTATCATATTTTCTTTGCATAGCATCTGTCCACTTTCCTTCTTTTTCTAACTTTGCTTTTTTTGCAGGATCTGTAATATACTTTCTTAAGAATGTAAGATATGTTACACCGTCTGCACCCCTTAATAATATGTTTTGTAACATTTTTACAAGGCCTGCTTCTTCTTTTAATAACATTTTTCCATGTGCTACAGAATCTGCACCAGTTGCAGTTTTAAAAAATCCTCTAAATCTACCTTCTTCTAATACTTTTAATACGTCATTATACTGCGTGCTACCAAATCTAGATTCAAGTAATCCAGGCATCCAGCTTTTAAACTGCATCATTACCTGTCCTGTTAAAGAGGTATTAAATGTATAAATATTCTCATCACTCATTTCCCCTTTTATTTTTCTAGCTACTGCTTTTACTCTTAACCTAAAATCATTATAAGATTGTTGAGTCATACCATTAATCATTAACGAACCTTCTTTATGGTTTTTTGTAAAACTGTCCCATAAAGATGGTGTTCCTTGTGGTAGATCTACAAGTCTTTGTAATACCCCTTCTTTATCAATACCATGGTTTTGTGCCATAGCTACTGTTATCATACCATCTATATTTTCATCTGGACTTCTTAGTGGAAAATACCAATTATCAAGATCTAAAACTTTATTAGCAGCTTTCATAGATAAATCTTTAGCTTTTCTCCAAGTTAATCCTGCTTGAAACGGATCTACATAGTTTACAAATGCATGCCACTCTTTATTATTCATTGCATAGTTTTTTCTAGCTACATTTAAGTGTTTGTTAGTGTAATGCACTCCGTCTATACCATTTAAAAACATGTTTACACCTCCTGTTATTCTTGCTGCCATACCAGGCACAAATGCTAGTCCTAATACTTTCATAGAATATAGAGACTGTAATGTTTTTATAGTTTTAATTTTACTTATTCCCCCTATAATAGTATCATCTCCTTGTATTCTTTGTCCATATAAATAAAATTTTATAAACCTATCATAGTTAGCAAGTAGTTCTGGAGACGCATTTTGTCTTCTAATTTCAGATCCTTGGTATTGTAATACACCATTTTTAGTTACAGCCTCTCCCTTTTCAATAATCATTTCTTTTAGTCCCATTATATAAGACTCGATTTCTCCCATGTGTTTATGGTTATATATACTAGTAGCTAATAAATATAATGATTTAGATAAATCTATAGATTTTAATCCTGCATCTACATCTCCTTTTGTATTTATAAGTTCATTTACATAAGGTAATGGTATTTTATCTATAAACCCATCATCAGTAAAAACACCCCCTTCTTCTTGCTCTGCTTTTAGCATAAAAGATCTAGATATAGAATCCATCATTTCTTCTAGTCCTTTAATACTCATTCCATTATTTAACAATGACTCCATTATGTCATCTTTTATATTTGCTATAAAGTTAGGAGACATTTTTATATTAGCTTTATCACCTAGTTCTGCATTAATTCTTCTATAAGTATTATAGTAGTCTAGTACAGGTTTATTCTTTGCTATAGTTTTATATTTTTCAGAATAATGTTCTGCAGGATTTTTAGGTTCTAAGAACATGCTCCAGTATGGATTTAACCATGCTTTGTCATATAAAGGGTCAAACACATTAAACTTTTGATCCCAAGCTTTCATGTTTGCTTTTCTAATACCAATTTGATTATCTTCAGGAAATAAATAACTTTCTCTTTCTACTGCATTTTTTCTCATCAAATTAAACTTTTTTCTAGCTCCTTCTTTTATTTTAAAGTTTTGCTTCATCCATATAATATCATTCTTCTCTTGTTTAGATTTAATTGTGTCTCTAAACTCTTTAGAAAACATTGGTACAAGATTTCTATAAATAACTTTACCTTCTTTATCTTTAGTATCTTGTATAAGTATGTCTCTAAATGCTTCTTTTAGAGTCATGCCATTATCTTTTGCCCACTTGTTTAAACCTCCATCTCTTTTACCATTAATTTCTTTACCAAATGTAATATCTTGAATCTCATCATTAAGTGCATCTGTAATAACTTTTGTTTTATTAAAAGAATCATTAATTTTTTTGTACGCAGCTCTAAATGCTGGATGCGGGTATACATCCATAGTTGTAAAGTTTCTAGTTAAAAATCCTTGTGTTTTAGGAGTTTCTGATAGATCATGACCATCTCTATGTGCTACTTCTGTTACTCTTGATAACCATTCATTTCTAACACGCTTTAAATTATTGTCTACAATAGTAGAAGCATCGTTAAAAGCATCTCTGTAAGCTCTTGCTTTTTCTTTGTCTTTTGATTTTTCAATCATTTCATCTAAAAACTTTACAGTATTATCTGTAATATTTTGAAACATAGTAAAGTCTTCGTAAATAGCTCTTAAATCTTCGTCTGTTAAATAATCTGCACTGTTTGTATCTTTTATTCCTATACCAGCAGTTACAGTACTAATTCTTTGTGCAACATTATCAATCAAACTTACCACATCTCCTTTCACCACTAACTCTTGCATAGCATCTTCTAAGACTTCTATCCTAGCTTGAATCTTTGCAAAGTCTCTTCTTTTTGTTCTTACGTTTCTTTGTTGTGTTTTAAGCCTTTTAATTTGATTGTCTAATCTATTTACTAATTTATCTAATTCTTTGTGATCTGTTTTTTCTAATGCAACAGCTATAGATCTTAAGTACTCTTTATTTGTATGCGCCATTTCAAATTTAGTCAAAGTAGTCGTAAGTTCTCCTTTTACATTTTTAGCATACTCTACATGTATTGGTACGATTCTTGTTCTATTAAACTTTTCAACTCCATGTACTTCTTTTAACATATTTATGTAAGTACCTATTTGTGTGTTGTAACTATCCATTTTAGATCTAAATGGGTTTCTAACAATTTTACCTTTTCTATCTTTAAAATAAAACCCAGGTGATAGAGTTTTCCAATCAAGTAGGTCCATACTGCCGTCTGAATATACAACAGCTACGTCCATAGTTCCAGCTACGCCTTCTAATCCCGCTAATATTTTATGTGGATTTACAATTTTTAATTCTGTAATTAAATTAGCTTTTCCTTTTCCTATTTTTTCTTGTTGTATTTCTATCTGTTTAATGTGGTTTCTTACACCTTTTTTAAATATTTCAAAATGCACTTTGTTTAGTCCTGCATCTTTTCTAATTTGTTCTAACGTTTTTTTACCTCTTCCATCAGGATCTACTACATTAATCATATTACTTTTACTTCCATAAAAATCCATTAACTCTTGTGCAGCATTGTGTATTCTAACACCATTTTCTCTTAAATGTTTACTTTTTGCAGATTTAGTAATTTCTAAAGCTTTTTCTTTACCTTTAGTTCTAATAAAATCTCTAGTACTTTGATCTGTAACACGATTACTAATTATATACTCTTTACCATCTTTTGTAAACTTATATCTTTTTAGCTTTTTACCATCGCTAAACTCTTCTATAACTTCTAGACTTTTAGGCAGTTTTCCATCATCTTCTTGTATCCACTCTTTCATAACTAAAGCTTCATGGTCATCTAATAAACTTTGTGTTAGTTTTTCTTGTGGATCTTCTGTTTGCTCAGGCTCTGCTTGTAGCATTTCTGCATCTGTAATATTATCTACAGCATCCAGATATGCATTTTTACTTTCAGACAGCATGTTTTCTGCAGCTGCTAAAAAGGGACTGTTTTCTCCTCCAAAAAATCTTTTAATTGCATTTAATACTTTTTGAAACCATCTACCAAATCTAGATACATTTTGTTTAGTTTCTGCAGGTGAGTATACATTTATAACTTCAGCAGCTATTAGTTTTCCTATTGCTTCATCACGTATTTTATCTTCATTTACAGTACCATCTTCGTTTTGATATAATGGGTTAGAAGAATACTCTTCAGAAACTGTGTTGTACATGTCGTATTTATCTACGCTGTTGTACATAGATCTATACAAAGGACTATCTTTTGCTTTTAATAGCTCAACAAATAAATGTGATGCTTCTTCGGGTAAAGTCATTTTATCTGCTTTACCTCTAACAACTTGTACAGTTTTTAATAAGGTGTCTATTTTAGCTCTACCAGTTATAGGATTGCCAGCACGGTCTGTAAGATTATTAACAACATCTATACTAAAACCATAGTTATTTAAAAAGTCAGCCATTCTACTATCTAACTCTTTATTTGCTTCTACAAAGGTAGGATCCTCTAATGCAGCTTTATATATGTCGATAGCAGGCTTAGGAACACTCTCTATTAAATCTTCTACACTTTCTATGTAGGGTTCCCCGTTGTTATCTAAAACGTCCTTAAAATCTTCTTTAAATGATTTTGTTTGTGTTTTTAACCAAATCTTGTGTGCATCTTCTTTACTACCTATTTTATCTACTAAGTCATTAAATAAGTTAGAAGGGTTTCCATTATCTGCAAACACCTGTGATACAGTACCGTCTATATTTTTTATTACATTACAAGCCATTATTTACATGTTGTTTTTTTATCTATTTCTATCTGCTCAGAAATTTCTTTTGCATTTAGTCTAATATTTGTTTTTGTATCAGCTATTGCTTTAGTTCCTTTTATAGTTACATTTCTTCTTTTTCTTAACTGTCGTAAGATTATACCGTGTCTCATTCTATCTTCAGGATTCATGTCATTTACAAAGTTTTTGCCTGGCACGCCTATCTCTAAAGACAGATCTTGATTTATTTTGTCAAGCCTAACTTGCTCTTGCATTAATATTTCTGTAGCTATCCTTCCCGATCCTGGTAAAAGTTTTGTTTTAAATTTTCTTACACCATTCTCAATTTGATTTTTAATATCTCTTCTTAACTGCTCTTCTACAATTAACTCTCCTTCTTTATCCATATAATACTCTGGGTTCTGTGCTTCTATTGTTACAGCTTTATTGTAATCATTTTCAAGCGTGCTGTCATTGCTTTTATCTACACCAACAATTTCATACACACTCATTTTTTGATTTTTGCTTGTATCTAACCAAGAAGATGGTATTTTGTTTTTACCTGATTTAATTTTAGGTAGCATTTTGTCCCAACTAGTATAGCCTTCATTTCTTGCAAAGTTATCTAATTCTTCTGCAGTATCCAAACCTTTATACATTATTTCATCTACTAGCTTTACGTATACTTTTATATTACCAGGCAGTGTGTATATCTTACCGCTTTTTAATTTACCTGTAGGTACAGTCAATGTTTTTGCATTACCTTTTTTAATTTGCATTTCTTCAAATTTATTAAGAGTTATATCCAAAGGTGTTATTATTTGTTTGCTGAATACATCTTTTGCTTGATCGTATTTTAAATTGTTTTTATCCAGTATAGATTTTTGATTAGGATCTGTAGGATACTCTTTTAAATTTAATCCGTTACCTAATCTATCAACAGGTTCGTATTGAGTATATGCACTTTCTACACTTTGACTTAGAGATTTTTTAAATAATAATAATGTTTTAGGAACAGGCAGCCCTTTCTTTTTTAGTTCGTCTGCTTCTTTACTTTCTACAGCATCCATAGATATACCTACGTAAGGAAACTTACTTGTAGGATCTGAGTTTTTAATACTAGGATATACTGCGTTATCTTTAATTTTATATTTGCTTCTAGGTAATCTTGGTACAATTTTAGAATTATGCCAATTGTTTCTAAAGAAATTATCAAAAAAGTTTACAACATCTGTATTACTAGGATCTAATTTAGATACGATTCTAACAGCTCTTTCTGTAAACTTCTCTGTAGGTAATATGTGTAAGTAACTCATGTTGTTTAAAGACATACCCGATTGTAGTATTGCATGGTCTATTAACATGTTTTGATCAGTTTCTGGTAACTCTAAGAATGCGTCTCTTAAACTATTAGCTTCATAGTTATTAAGAATTCTAGAGTATAGTTTTATATTGTCTGTTCCTCTTAGTGGTCCTGTACGTACTTTTTCTACAGATGGTAACAACGACTGTAAGAAAGGATTATTAGGATATAATTTTTGTAGTTCTGTTACTCTTTTTGCTGCTGATCTTTCTCCTAAGAATAATTGTTCTGCTTTGTTACCCAGTTTTACACCATCAAAATTTTCTGCTAGCAATGCTGCAACTATCAGTTCATTTTCTGCTTCATTTAGTACAGTCAATCTAGCAGCTTCGCTTAGAGGTAATCTAGGATCGGAAAATATATCAAAGATTGCATCTAATTGTCCTACAGCTCTTGGTCCCGCACGCTCTGTTAAGAACATACTATTAAATTGTTTAGATGCTGCTTCGTGTGTAAGATAGAATTCATTTAAATGTGTACGTTGTATTAGGTTATCTATATTTCCAAATACATTTCTATGTTTTATGTCATCAAATTTATTTAGTAGAAGTTTTGCATGATTTCTACTTTTTGGTATTGCTGTATCAAAAGATGTTGCTAGTGTTAATCCTGTTAGCTCTCCACCTACTGCATCATACAATACAAAATCTTCTAATACTTGTAGCTGATCTTCTCCTAACCCTTGTTCTATTATTTCTGTTCTAGTTTTAGTAGACATTTCTTTTAAATTTTCAGCACTAAATAACTTAGGTGTTCTTCTTGATCCTTTTTTAGTAGGGGCATAATATCCTAATACAGCGTTAAATATTGTAGCTTTAGATTGTGGATTATTTTTAACCATGTTTATCTTACTACTGTTTGCATTTAAACGACTAATGTATTCTTTTATAATAGGCTGGTTAATAAAAAAGACTGCCTCTCTAACAGGAACGCCTGATCTTAATAAGAACATTAATGCATTCCCAACTTCAGGAACAAGGTTTAAGTCAGCTACAATAGGGTCCTCTGATGCATCTGCAAAAACATTTAAAAGTTCAGATGCAATTTCAGTTATTCTGTGCTCTCCTTTTATATCATATATTCTGTCTAATCTTATTGCACTTCCTGTTAACCCACTAAAACCTTCTATGTTTATTCCTATATTAGAAAATTCTTTTACACCTTCAATTGTAACGTTTGGTCTTAGGTATAGCCCTGCTTGCTGCGATTTTACTATGTGTGTTGCATTTGTAGCTGCTATACCTAAACCATTTTTTCCTGATTGGAAATCTTTTGTGATATTAAAAATATGTGGATAAGAGATTAGTTCTGCATCGCTAACCTGTCTTTCTGCTATTCCTAGTTCAGATCTTATATCTAGTATAACTCTTGTACCAATAGGATTAAGTAATTGTGTATAAGATCTAGGAGTAGATAATATTTTTGTTTTTAAATCTATCATCCTGTTTTGCACTGCACCCATATGGTTTAGTTCTACAGGATTTTTACCTTTGTTTTCTATAAAGAATTCATCTAAAGAAGGTATTTTATTTGCTTTCTTTTCTAATTTTTTAAATTCTGCTACAACATCTTCTACACGATCTGCACGATCTTTATCTGGATTGTTTGCAAGTTTTTTAAACCTACTAAATAATACTTCTATTTCTGCATCAGAGTAGTCGTATAGTTGATCGCCTGCTACATTAGGATTGTCTCTAAATATAGCTAACAATAAATTTTCTACTGCAGCCTCTGTACTTCCCATTTCTTGTGCTCTAGCATTAACTAGATCTTTACTAAACTTGTCCCAAAATCTATTAAACGGTCCATACAATGCATCATAGTATTGTTTTATACCTTCTTTGGTATTTGTATCCGCATTTATAAATTCTCTTTTAGTTATTTTACCATCTTTTACTGTGTAAGAAGGCATGTATAATGTTAATTTATCAATATCAAAGTCAGACCCTGCTTTAACTACTAACTCAGAAGGGACCATAACTTGTGCACCAGACTGTGGTGGTAAGAATCCTTTTATAGTCATAAAGTCAATAGAGTGTAAACCGTCCGTTGGGATACGAAATCCTATTAGTTGTAATAAATTAGAGTCTCCTACTTTTTGTCCCCTTTGATTGTATACACCATCTGGTCTAACCTGTAATCCTTCTCCTAAAAACTCTTTAAAATAATGTGGTAGGTATACTTCCATACCAAGTGTTTCTGAGTTTGGATTATTAGGATCTTTCTTACGATAAAACTTTAATCCGTTTCTTCCTGAAGATTCTACTTTGCCTTGTCTTACAATTCTAACAGTGTTTTCTGATCCTAAAGAAGATACTTGTACTGCATTTTCACCTTTTACTTTTTGTGTAATAGAGTTGTTTCCTACCAGTGAAAACAATAGGTTTTCTAATCTACCTTTGTTTACTATAATATCAAACACTTTCTTGTCCCCGTCAGGCTGATTTAGTAGAGACTCTATACCTGCTGCTACGTTTTCTGGATAGTTTCGTTTAGCTATTTCATCACGAATCATATCTGCAAACTTTTGGATATTACCTCCTGTTAATTTGTAACTAACTTCGCCTTTACTATCAACTACTTTTTCTAAATTAAATCTTTTAAGTAAATTTTCTCTACTTCTTCGTGTAATCTCATTAACTGCATCTAAATAGTCTGATGCATCTTTGTGTACAGAAGAAGCTTTTTTCTTCTGTTCTGGTGTCATCTTTTCCCAAGAAGCAATGTCTCCTGTATAGTCTGCAGGCATACCCCCTTCGTATAAATTTGCAAGTATGTGAGTTCTAGACTGCGTACCTAATGTAACTTTACCTTTAAACTCTTTATTAATATCTACTTGTATCCCAAAATAAGATAAGTCTATTACCGTGTGTAAGTCTGAGTCTATAGGATTTATAGTACCGTCTTCATTATAAAACTGTGGTGCGTTACCTGTAACAAGATCTACTCTACTACCTATCTTAGCAGCTGTAGGATGCATAACCATGTCTGTACCAGACTCATACATATCTTTTAATAATCCTTTTAGCGCAGTGTCTTGACCATTTATTCTAGTCATCTGTGGAAATATAGGAGTTAAAGATAGCTTTAACCCTACCATTTGTTTTAACTCAGATATTGCAGGTCCAAAACCTTGTGGCTTTAATGTTGGAAATGCTGTTAGTTCTTCTTTTGTAAGCTCTTTTCCTAACATTGACTTTCTAAACAAATTTTCTTGTTGTTCTGTCCAGTCTCCAATTCTCATCATAAGCTCTCTATAAAAATGTATATTAGCAAATGCATTTGCATCAGCTTCTTCTATGTTTCTATACAAATTAGATATATCTTCTCCTAAATACTCTGCATATTCTCTCCAATAAACACTTTCTGATACAGGATCTGCATAGATCATTATATTAGCTTGCCCGTTATAACTCTTATTATGCTCTCCATAGTTTTCTTTTACTTCTTCACTAACTTCAGGCTCATTATTGTTTAACCAAGAATTCATACGATCATCTACTCTAGGAAACTTTTTTGTACCAGATGCTAGTTTAGTTCTTTTGTATAAATCTTTGTATTGTGCTACATCACCAAAGAAAAGTTTTAATTGTTCTACATTACCTATAAAGTTTTGTAATGCAAATGCACTAGCTATTGCATCTACCTGATTAGCAGTTAGTTGCTTACCCACTTTGTCTCCTGTAATATTACTAACAGTTTGTGTATCAAGCCCATTATTTAAGAACGTATTGCCTTTACCTTTAGTAAGTATTCTTGTTTGCAGCATTAATTTTTTATTTTTACTTGCCTCTTCGTTTAAGTAATTAATTATTGCTGATTGTATTACAGATTTATTTTTACCCATAAACTCATTAATAGGCATGTGGCCTTGTAATACATTAGTTAAGTCTATCATTTCACTTGGCTGCAGTCTAGACTCTACTATTTGTTTAAATACACGTAATCCTCCTCCTTTTCTATTATAGTCTTTTATATCTTTTCCTAATCCTTTTGTATTAAAGTTTACTGCCGTGGTAAGTTCATCTACAAAATACCCTAATAACTGTTCTCTTACATCTACAGGATCAGTAAACTGTTCTATAGGAAATCTAACACCATATTCTGTTTTAGCATCAGCTGTTCTTAGTATTGGTATTACACCATTAAGTACAGAGTTTATGTACATAGCAGCTCTATCTTCATATGTCAAATGTGATGTGTGTAAACCTTGATCTCCAGCTCTATCTATTCTTAATCCTTCTATAACATGCATTTCTATTTTTGCATTAGGATCTGCACTTATAGCTTTTAATACTAAAGAGTTTGCTACATATGGATTGTTTTTAAAGTGTTCTGGTAATATGCCTGAGTTTAGTTTGTTAGATATTAAACTCATATATGTATTTAATGTAATACCATACACAGGTTTACCTTCAGCATTAAAGTGTTTAAGCTCTACAGCCTTGTCGTTAAACAGCATTTCTACTTTTAATAAATTACCAAGTCTTGTTTGTGCATCTATTGTTTCTCTAGAAAATAGATCTGCGCCTAAAGTATTATCTGGTTTATTTAATTCTGACAATACCCAGCTTGCAGAGTCTCTTAATATTTGTTTTATAGTTTTACCATCTATAGTTTTATCAAGATTATTTAGTATTGCAGCTCTGTCTGCAAACTCAAATCCAAAGTTTTCAAATAATTCTAATACTGTATTAGGATCATCTAATACAAGAGATCTTAAAACTCCAGTTTGATTTATTTGTTTTAAACTTTTATTACGTATTTTACCTATTTTAGGTTTGTAATCTAAATTAATTTTTAACTCACCGTCTTGTACACTAACAAGTAATCTACCATCAACATCTTTTACATTAGAGTTCTTTAAATTATTTCTCCAAGGAGTTATAATAATATTTTTTAATTGATTTGCATTAGGGTCTACAGAATAAAAGTTTCCTTCAGTATCTAATACAAAAGAATCAAATGTATTTTTAGTTTTATTCATTTGCTGTGCAAACATATTACTAAGTTTCATTTGATCAAATGAGCTGTTGTCATCTAGTTCTCCTAATCTTTTTACTAATGGTTTAATCCAAACATGCTTATCAGATAATTGTTTTAATTTTTCAATTTGTTTATTAGGATCTGTAATACCTGATAACCTATCTTGTATAAAGTTCATAGCATAGTTAGAGTCTACAATACCAGTTGTCCCAGTAATATTTATTGTAGTTTCATTAGCTAATGTTCCTAATAACAATTTTATATAAGGATGTGAGTTGCCTGTTGCAGAAAACTGCATAGACTCTAATATATTAAATGGGTCACTTTGTCCATTCTTTAAGTTTTCTTCTTTTTCTACCTTTAACGATGTGTCTATACCTATGGACAATAAAAATTGTCTGTGTACTTCTTGAAAAGATTTTATGTTACCGTCTCTTGTAGTTTTAACTCTACCTCCATTTAAGAATAATCTTGCTTTAGCAGCTCTTTGTGCAAGCAAGTTGTATTTATCTTTTAAAGCTGTATCATTTGTATTAGAAGCCAGATCTGTATAAATTTTTATTTTGCTTCCTAGCTCATCATACATTCTACTAAATGCAGTTTTGTATATTTTAACTAGTTTATTGTTGTACTCATCGTATCTATTAGGATTAGACAACATTTCTAATTCACTTAGTGTTAGTTTTAGATTAGGATCATCAAACATAGTTTTACCAAAGTGCTTAGTAAATGTGCTCATCATGTCCATAGAAAATCTAGCGCTTGTAACATTACCATCATTTTCTAATAATGCCATGTTAACTTCTTCTACATTTCTTGTTTCAGTAGGAGCTTTTATATCAGCAAACTCTCCAGCTTTTATCTTATTAAATATTGTTGCAACAGTCTGCATGTTAGGATCTACTTGTAGTTGTGCATCTAATCCAAACATTGCTCTAAAAAAGTTTCTAAGTCTGTCAAACAATCTAGCAAAGAATCCTTTTGGCTTACTGTACACGTCTTTTTTATAAGTTTCGTTACTTAGTATCCACTTTCTAAACTCTTCTGCTAAATACTCTTCTGCTTGCTTATCTGTTGCATTAGAAAACTTAACCATCTTTCCCTTGTAGTCTTTAAAAGATCCTTTGTTATTTCTAACTTCATCGTACATTTGTTTTCTTGTTTTGTCATTTAACAAGAAATAAGAAACCTGGTGAAAGCCTTCATGATATGTAGTACCACCTACAGCTAATTCAGATACTACAGTTCTACCAAATCCTTTAACTTGACCTATAACATTAGGTGTTTTACTTTTTATAAACCCTGCAACAAACTCTACTTTATTCCAAGGTAACATTTTATTTATTGTATCTATTTCTTCTTGTGTAACGCCTTTAGACTCTTCTACGGCAAGATCAAGAATTTGTTCTCCAGAGTATACTTGCTCTACAACTAGGTTTATTTCTTCGTCATCAAACAACTCATCTTTTTTCTCTTCATTTGCTTTATCTATTTCATCTTGTATACTATTATCTTCTGCAGGACTGCCTAAAACATCTGAAACCTCTTTATCTTCTTGGACAGGTATATCACTAAAATCTTGTACAGGAGGTCCTGTTATAGCTTCTTCTGCTTTTTTAATGTTCTTTTCATTTTGCTCTATTCTTTTTTCTACTTCGTTTTCTACTTCAGTTTGATTTTCTTTTACTTCTTGTTCTGTAGTTCCTTGTACAATAGCAGCATTATTTTCTTCAGTTCTACCTTTAAATTTATTAAATGCAAAGTCTCTAAAAGAGTTTGCTCTAGAAGTATTTTTATATTCTTCTAAATACTCTAACAACTGGTCTATGTACTCTTGATCAGATATATTTTTTGGGTCTCCATTATAAAGCATAAAACCTTCAGCATTATCAAGGTTAGCAGCATACTTAGAATCTACAGCCTGTTTAAATCCTTCCATTATTTCTACTTCTATAGGTCTACCTGCTTTAGCATCGTTGAGCATTTTTTCATATCTTTTTATCTCTTGCTTTTGTATATCTGTATAGACTACATTTTCAGGTGCTTGTGGGTCAGCTTCTCCTTGATATACTCTACCAGATCTTGAATCTCTACCAGGTATATCAAACTTTAAATATCTAAATTTATACTGTGGTGTAATATAACTTAGGTTATTCATTAAAGGTAAGTTTGTTTGTAATGGAGGTGCAAACGCAGCATCCTCTCTAGCTTCTAGCAAGTATTGCTCGTAATTATCCCATTTAAATCTTACACTGTCATCTAATTCAAATGTATTAACTCCTGTTTCTTTATAGAACGGCATGTAGAAAGGAGTCGTAGATGAAGGCTTACCGTTTTTATTTCTTAGACTTTTTATATTAACGTTTACTAATTTGTTTAATAAAAAGTCATTTAGTTTAGATGTGTTATTATCTAGTATATCTTGATAACTTATAAACTGATCACCCATTTGATATCCTTTACCTGTATCAAAAAAGTCTACTCTTGTTACCCCGTCTTCTGCTAGCTGGCCTTCAGTTCCAGATCCATAGTAAAGCATGTCTTTTAACTTTTGAAATACAAATACTTTTTTACCATCTACATCTAATAGAGCAGCTTCTTGTCTAAGTTTTTTGTCGTCTTTTTTAGCATTAGCAGGATCTTCTTTAAGAGCTTCATATCTAGTTTGTACTATACGCAATAAGTTTATAACGTTTTGTGCTTCTTTTGGATTTAATGTTCTAAGATGTAAAGGCGCTAAATTACCTGCAGAAGTTACAGTAAATGCCATACCTGCAAATGGTACTCTATATGTTATACCTGAAGGTGTTGTTATCTCAGAGTATACTTTACCTCTGTCTTCTAAGTTTTTAGTAGTAAGTTGTATAACAACATCCTTTGTACCCTTTTTACCTCTAGAACCTATTACTCTGCCCTTAATTGGGGACAATACTTTTTGACCATTAACTGTATTTATTACATTAGGAAGACCTGCACTCATACCTTTAATGTCTAAGAGTATAGGAGTTTTAGATTTTAATATTACATCTCTATCTGACTTATATTCATTTAATGCATTTTCTACATTTATACCAGCGCTGTTAGTAAATCTATTAACGTTATTTTTATCTTTTAAGGTAGCACCCATCATAGATGTATACACTATATAAGATTTTTCTCCTTGCTTAGGAGTATTACCCTTTGCATTTACTCTAACAGGTTTACCTGTATTGTCTACTAAAACTAATTTAATGTCTGTAGTATTAGGATCTACATGGCTATAATCCATGAACTTACCTTGGTCGTTATTAAAAAATACACCTTTTAAATCTTTTTCTAGATCTTGGGGTATGTTGTTACTATGCACAGCCATTAGTTTGTTTTTCTTCATATTAACAAACTTAGATGTAGCTTGGAACCATATTAACTGATCTCTATATGCTCTAAATTGATTTTGTTCACCAAGAGTAAGATCTTCTCGCATTGTAGGCTCTTGGTTTTCATCTAAAATTATATTACCCTTACCATCTACTATAGATAATTTTTTTAATGTATCCATAGCTGTTTTTTGATCCCCAGCTGTTTTATAAAATCCAGGTCCTGCAATGTCAGGTTTAAATAAAAATGGATTATTTTTTGCCATGTCATCTGCTTGCATGTCGTAGTTTCTACCTGAAGGCGGAGGATTGTTAGGTTTGTTAGGAGATGTACTACTTGTGCTTGTAGGAGCTATTACTCTAGCTTCAATCTGAGCTAGTTTAGCAAGTATTTCATCTACAGCATTCATATACTCTATTGCATTAAGCATCATATCTAAGTTTATAAATTGCTGATCTATATCACCGTCCTCCCTTTGTATTTTATACTCGCTTATAATACCGTTTAACTCATCTATCTCTTCGTTAGTGGCTTTTAAATGTTTTTCTAATAATCTAGATTCTGTAAATGTTTTTTCAACTTTATCTAGTTTTTCAAAAAACTGTTCTATATCTTGGAATATATCTGGATTATTTTTTCTAAATTGTTTAAACTGTCTATAAGTAGGTAAACCTTCTACACCTTCCATTTCCATGTCAAGCATATCTTGGTCCATACCTCTAAGCCTAGTTCCTTGTAGGTTATAGTTTTTAGCAGCAGTGCCTGTTATATAAGTAAGTTGCTGTCTTAGTTTATCTCCTTTAAACTCATAATTATCAGGTATTTGACCTGTTTCTTTCATTAGTGCTTCTCGTTGCTCTACCTGTTGTACATAGGCCTCTATTTCTCTAATAACTTCTTGGTATAAATCATCAAAGTTTTGTGCATTAGATTGATCTAAACCGCTGTTTTTAAGCTCTCTAATACGATCAAATATCATTTTTTCTAAAACATCTTTATGACCTTTTAGCTCATCTAATTTTAGATTTATAAGTTCAATATTTTTGTTTGTAGTTCCTGCCCATTCATTTATAGAAGTCTTAAGATCATTTGCTATTTCTGCAACAGCATCTCTATCTTCTCTAGTAGTAATAATTGGAGCATTTCTAATTTTTTGAGCTTCTTCTCTTAGTAATTCTTGCTCAAGTTGTAAAGCTTCTAAATTACTATTTCTAATATCACTGTCTTCTTCTCTATTAAGAACATCTATTTGTTCTTGTAATCTAAATAATTCATTGTCTATTTCTCCAAGCCTTTCAAATCTATCTATTTGGTCTATAGGTATTCCCTGCTCTATTGCTCCAAGTATAAGCGCTTCGTTTTCAGCTGCATATCTTTCAGTAAATTGACCTTGTTTATTTACATTAAACGATTTATTTAAATCTACACTAAACTCTCTTGTTTTAGGATTGTAGTGTAATGATACAAGTTCTTCTAGATAATCTATTTGATCTAGTATCATTTTTTGTTCTTTCCTTAGTTCTTCTATAAGGGCTTCTCCAGTATTTATCTGATCTTCAAGTTTTGCAAGAGCTTCTGTTACCTTTTTAACATTTATAAACTTGCCTTTGTTTCTACCAGTTTTAACTTGATTCTCTAAACCCGACTCTTCTATTTCTATCATTAAATCTAGAATTTCTTTTTCTAGTTCTCCAATGTCTTTAGCAAGTTTTTCTACCCTAGTTCCCTTTTCTCTTTTTAATTCATCAATAGCATCTAATAATTTTTTAGCTCTAGCCTGTTTATCAGTGACTATATTTTCATCTCTACCTCCTAAGTTTTTAAGTATAGAAGAATCTACTACATTAGTTGTACCTTCTTCTAATAAATTACCGCTAGAGTCAAACCTATACCATTTATCACCTACTCTAAATTTAGCTTTAGTTCCAAATTCTTCAAACAGTTTTTGTGCTTCAGGATCATCTATATTATTTTTTGCAGTTTCACTTTCTACATCATCAACATATTTTTCTATTTCTTGTACAATCCTTAAACTTGTTTTATCTGGATTAGATCTTGCCATGTTATAGTCAGCAATAAATTGCTGTCTTCTAGCTCTTACATGCTTTAAATCTTTAAATAATTGTACAATTTGTTCTATTTTATCTGCAGCTTTAGGATCTGTATTTATTAAATCTTTAAGTTGTGCTTCTAAAAATGCACGTAATGCTTGATCTTCTTTCATATCTAAAAATAGAGTAGCATCTCTATTTGTGCCTGCACTTAACCCTAAAAATTGTTTTGTAGATTCTAATTGATTTTCTAAAAACGATCTGTACTCTTGTACATCTTTAACTACATTTTTTAACTGCTCAGGCACAACTAATTCAGAATCTTTTTTATCTAATAATTTTTGTACTTCTTCTAAATATTTTTTTGCACGTTCTTTACTAAATGCTCCTACAGTAAAACTTTGTTCATTTCCTTCTGAGTCAACATAAGTAATTGTTCTTGCTGCGCCTCTATTTTTAGAATCACCTTCAGTAACTTTACCTCCAGTTAACTTAGCTAAAAGCTCTGTCATAGACTTTTCTCTTTCAGATAATAGATCAATAGATGCTAATCTATGGGCCATTCTTTCTCTTAGACCCATTATTTTATCATTTGTCCACTTTTGATTGTCAGTTAGTTTTAAAACTGCATCTACATCTTTAAAAGCTTGTTGTATTTTATTTGCCCTTCTTATAGCAGAGTCTGCCATTTTATTTTTTCTAGCTTGTATTTCTTCAGGACTGTTAAAATCACTTTCTTGGTATCCAAAATACTCTATAAATTCTGCATCTGACATTTCTCTAATAGCATCTGCTTCAGATTTTATATCAGCAAATTGACCTGTCATTACTTTAGCTTTTACATAAGCAAAGAATTTGTCATTTTGTAAATTTTTATATTCAGCGATATTACCATCTGCTAAATGTTTATCCATTAAAGCTTGCAACTCTTGTTGCTCTGTATAAAAATCTGCATATGATTTTATACTAGTTAAAATATCTCTTCCATGTTTATTATAATAATCTGCAGCTACATCTTGAAAAGCCTCATTCATTCTTACCTCATTTAACCTTGCACCTGCTGCAGTCCAAGAACCATTATTAAATGTTCCCCCTGGTAATCCTAACATACCTAACATAAATCCTAACATAACTTCTGTTTGTCCATTAGGATCTTTAAATGTTTTTATGTAACCTCTATTAAAAGAGTCTATTAAACTAGCAGTACCTTCTTTACCCATTATGCCGTGTTTAGCTAATGTATATTCGTAAGCAGCTTCAGATAAAACAGACTGTCCACCTTCTTCTATATAACCTTCGTATAAAGCTGGTGCTCCCACGGCTTTAATTCTGCTTGCTGCCTTATTAATACGTATTGCATTTTTTTCACTAATCCCTAATAGTTTACTAGCTCTGTTAGCTGTATAGGCAGCTTTTGCAGTTCCATCTGCAGCCATTACTGTAGGTCTAGATGCAAGTCCAAGTTTACCCATTGCATTTTGATATCCTTGTTTTAAAGCTGCTCCTGGACCATATAAAGAGCCTAACATTATCATATTACTTACACCTACTAAAGCAACATTACCTGCAAATACAACATTTGCTTGGGCTCTAGCTTTATTTTCTATATCTAATTTTTCTTCTAGTGTTAACTCTCTAGCCTTACCTTCCTTTTTTTCTATCTGTCTTAAGTAATTAGTAGTTAACGTTTCTTTCATGTGCTCATAAGCCTGTCTAGATTCAACACCAGCCTCAAATCCTGCACCTGTAATTAACTGTCTTCCCATTGTAGTAGCTTCCCAGAATTTGTCAGACTTTATACCATTTTTAATTGCTTTTGTTATTTTAGTTGCATCTGCTGCCCTGTCTAAATATCTAGCTCCTCTACCAGCTGTTTTTAAAAGACGAGCAGCTCTACTAGCTAAAGCTGCAGTATACGCAGCTTGGACTGGACCTGTAGCACCAAATGTATATGCAGTTGCAGCACTTAATGCCATTTCTGTTAATGCAGCTCCTGCAACAAAACTTAAACCGTTTGTAAATTGATCTGACCAAAAGTTTGCTGTTCCTAATCTTTGCCATACACTCATTTCTCTTTCATAATTAGTGTAGTAATTAGGAAGCTTTCCATCCATATACTCATTAGCATCGTCTAAAGCATGCATAATAGAGTTATCCCATATTTTAGATACTGACCCATTTAGAATAGCAGATCCTGCACCGTATACTGTACCAATTGCACCACCAAGCACATTCGTACCAACTTTACCTACAGCTTTTGTAAGACCGTTTGCCCATTTATCAATAGTTCTTTGTCTTTGACCCCTAACTTCATTCATATCGTAGGTGTCTTCTAATCTTAATGGTGCATAAGAATCTTCTTTTTTCTCAAAAACTCCTGTATTTCCTATAAATTGTACATTAGGTGTTTTTTGAAAAGGAGCAAGTAGTATACCCTGATTTGTAGGAGTGTATTTTTCTTGATTTTCAAGTTCTGGAATTTCTTCAATAGAAGTTTGCTCAGGTTTTTCTGTTTGATCTTTTGTCTGATTCTCAGTTTGATTTTCAATGTTTTGATCTTCTTCAATAATAGGAAGATTATCTATCTTTTCTTTTTCTAAATTTTTTAAGTCTTCTAACATATGTTTTTAGTTTATTATCCTCCTGTTGGAACAGAATCAAAGCCAAGTAATCTTGAGCCTTGATATGCAGAATCATATAATTCATCTAATTTATTAGGTTCTTGTTGAACTTTTTTACCAATTGCCTTGTTGTCTTTATCATAAAATACGTAAGTAACTACAGGATAAAATCCTTTTTGGTTTGTGTTGTTTCCGTTTGCATCTTTTAAAAAATCATACTCATATTCAATAGAAGCAACCGTTACTCCTCCATATTCATTTTGATAAGATTCTACATATTGTACAGGCTGGCCATTAGGACTGTTATATCCATTTGTAACATGTGTATATAAAGCATTTGCAACTTCAAATGCTTGTTTTACTTCATTTTGTGCTCCAATTTCTACTTGTACAGAACCATTTTCTGTATTAATTTGTACTACTCCTGATCCTGCTTGATGCCCTTGAGCCATCATACCAGCATAATAATAATCTCCATCTTTAATAGCCTTATATATATCTTGTTCACTTATACCTTTATGAACTTCAGCTAATCTTTCTACAGCATCTTTTAAACTATTAGTATAACTACCGTCTTGTTTTCTAACATGCACACTTCTGTTTGTAAGTAAAGAAGGTTTTACTTTAGGATCATTCATATTTTTTAAATGCTCGTTATCTCCTGTATATATTTTAGAAACTTGAGCTTGTGTATTTTCCATTTCTTTAGTTATATGCTCTAAAAATGCTTTATCACTATCAAAAGACTGTCTTACATCTGCATTTTCTATTAATAATTTTGCTATATATTCATCTCTACCTGCAAATAATTGTGCTTCAGACATTAATTGAATATTACCTCCTGACTCTTGTACAAGATTATCATATCTCTCTAACATATCTTCACCAGCTTGTTCTATACATTTTGGATCTCCATTACATTGATTTATAGCAAGTTCAAATTTACTATCTTTAAAATTATAATTACCATCTTCATCAAAAATTCTTTTACCTGGTACTAACCAATCTACAAAACTTCCTAGACCAACACCAGCTAGTGTACCTAAAGGACCAAAAAACGAACCAATATTACCTCCTATTAAAGCACCTTCTAATATGCCATCATCTTCATAGTCTTTAAAGCTTCCATCGTCATTTTTTGCAAATAAACTACCAGGAGTTAAAAGTTTATTATTTTGTTGAACATTAGTAGTTGTAGTACCAACTAAACCTGGATTTTGTTGTTGTACATAATATGGATTTTTTTGATAGCTAAATGAACTTTTTCCAGCCTGTTTAGATGCAATAGCAAGCATTTGACTTTTAATTACTTCTTGAGCTTTTTCTGGAGTATATGTTTCACCTGTTTCAGGATCTATTTCTAACTGTGTTAACTTTCTCATTTGTTGTATACCCTCATCAGTTGATAAGTAAGTACCCATTAATCCATCAACAACACGTTGTACCTTACTATTACTAAGGTATGCACCTGTTCTTATTAGTGCTCCTATTTGTTTAATGCCTGTATCACTCATAGATATGTTAGCTACAAGATCAGCCATTTTTTCATCATAGCCAAGCATTTGTTCAAACTTAGGTTCGTATACACTTGTAACCATTTCTCCTGTTTCAGGATCTTGATAATGAGATCTATGCATGCTAGCAATTTCTTTAAGTATAGGCTGTCCATTTTCATCTCTAACTAAATTACCTTCATTATCTCTTACAAATTCTTTGTCAAATAAAATTTGTGCTCCTTGAGCTCTTAACTGTGCTTTAGCTTTCTTTTCTAAATCATAGTTAGCATAAGATTGTCTAGCAGCTATTAAACCTTCATTAGTCATAAAGTCTGTTGTAGCCTTAGATACTGTATTACCTGCAATTTCAAATGCTCCACTAGCAGCAATATCAGAAAATTGACCGTTAATATTATTAATCATATCATCTTTTAAACCCTCATCACCTTCTAATACTTGCATAGAACCTACTGTTCTATTAAGCATATCATAATTAAGTTTATTATCATCATATCTTTTCTTTAATATAGTTGCTACCTGCACTTTACCAGGATCAACATACATTGATTGATATGGTTTTAATTCGTATCTACTGTATCTATTTGCCATATTAACACTTTTTTAACATTTTTCTACCCCCTCTTCCATATAAAGATCTATAACCTCCTTCTCTTTGATTGGTATTGTTGCTTAGTTTTTTAAGATAACCTGCAAATGCATTTGAATACTCGGGAGTACCTTTTTTATCTTCCATACCTGGATTCAGTCTTTGAAAGTCTAGCTCATGTGTATAAAAATTATCTAATACATTTGTTTGACCTGCAATAGCTCTTGATAAATCATCTTGTGCTTTATATTGTAGGTAATCAGCTCCCATACCTGCTATACTTTGTACTGCATTTTGTACAGCCATTAACTTACGATCTTTAGTAGCAGCATCCGCAGCTCTATTAAACTCATCTACAGTTATACGATTTGCAATATTTTGTCTTGTGTTTTGACTGTTTATTGCAGCTTCTTGTTGTTGTATCTGAGCATTAGCTCTTGCTTCTGCACTACCTATTTGTACATCCTGCGCTTGTTTTTTACCCCATGATGCCATCTTAGCAGCAATACCTCCAGGGCCTGCTCCACTCTGCTCTATAAATCTACTCATTCCTCTATAGTTGCCTTCATTTTGTTCTCTTTCTGCATTAAATCTTACTCTATCTAAATGTGTTTCAGGAATTCTACCTGGCTCTGCCATATAGTCTGGTTTTTCTTTAAAAGCCATATATGCAGGAAGTAATTGTAATCCTGCTCCAAGTAATGGTATTCCTGCTTGTCCTAACCCTCTTAAAAATCCACTTCTCTTTTTAGTATTTTCTTCTTCCGCTGTAGGAGATTCTTCTTCTATTTCAGGTTCACCAGTCCATTGATATTCATCATCAGGATCTTCATCTATTACAATGTCTAAATAAGGATTAAATTGATATATATTAGGATCATATGACCCTGGCTCTACTTCATAAATATCTACTTCTTGCAATTCACTAAATTCTTTTAAAGCATTTAATGTATCTATACCAAATTTACCATCTACACCTTGTTTATTTTTTCCTAAATCACCTTCTAATATATCTGTTTCTCTTCCACTAAAAAATGTTGGATTAGAATTTTTCAATTCTTCTGAAGGATTCATTAAATTACTTTGCAGTAATTTTACATGCTCTGGATTTCTAGGATCAAATGTATCTAATCCTGTAATAGCAGCTGCTTCATCTAAATACTCTGCTATATCTTCATCCGTTACTTTATTATATAATCCTGTAAATTCAGTTTTCTTTTTACTATCATTTTTTTTCTTATCATCATTTTTCTTATCATCATTGTTATTAGTTACAGGGTCATCATTTTTATTGTCAATCTTGTCAACAATTTCAAACGCCCCAAGTTCAGAATTATATCTAATTTCTTTACCTTCAGGAATCTCTATACTTGATAATGGTTGATATCCTTCTTGATCTAAAACACCACCACCATTTGCATACTTTTTTCTTTCGCCTCCAAGATCATACTTATCTCTACCAGCTGCTTTTTCTTGTATAGCTGCTAATCGTTCTATATCTTGTTGACTACCACCTTTTTTTAATATATCTTTATGTCTTTGCGCAAAAGATTTTCCTCCTAGTTTTAAATAACTAGAGAAAAAATAATCGCTTCCTTGTACTTTATCCATAGTTTCTCCACCCTCAACTTCTGTCATAGGGTCTAATTTAATTCCACCTTGTTCATGTTTTTTACCAACAAATTCTGTTGCTCCTCCTGGTAATGGTTTTGCTACACCTCCATCTAATTGTTTAGTTCCTCCATGTCTATATCCTAACATCATAGTATTAGTAGGATCCATTATTGGCCCTGATTGAGATGGTCCAGATGCTGGTGGAACAACTAAAGGCATATTTTTGTTTGCAGCCATATGTTTATCTGTTTTAAGAGTACTTTTTGCTGCAGTTTTACCTCCACTTGTTGCAACTTTAAGACTACTCCCAGTATTTACTAATGGTTTTATAGGAGTTTTAGCTAATTTACTTACACCTTTTATTCCTGCTTTAGCAAAAGATCCTCCCCAAGGAATAAATCCTAAACCAGCCATTCCTGCAGATTTTAGCGCATTCATATAATCACCTTCTTGAAGGTACTTACGAGCATCATTTGCATCTAATACTCCAGCAGCAAATCCAGCTAGAGGATTAAACATTCCTGCTACATCAAGAGCTAATCTTGCTTTGTTAGGGTCTACAGGCCCTCCTACTTCTACCTTTTTTCCATCAGGTGTTCTACTAAAATCATACCCCCCTCCAACAAATTTTCTAGGACTATTTTCTTGACTTGCGTAGTTTAGGAGCCCGCCCTCCATATAAAAATTTCTGTATCCACCATCTTTATTCATCCTATCATTGTATATCATTTTTTTTAATTTGTTTGCGCGAGTTGCATTGTAGTACCTGTTAAGAACAAATGGCTGAGCAAATTTTTCAGCCTCTTCTAAAGCTTCCTTTGTACCTTTTGGTTGACCTTGTTTTGCTAGATTTTCCATCCTTTTTCTATCTCCTTCTCTGTATCCACCATCTTGATTTTGACTTCGCTTTAAAGCTGCATCTGTAGGAGCACCTTTACTGCCTGGCTTTCTCATTTTTTCACCTGATCCTGCTTTTATTCTTTTTCTTTTAGCGTGTATATTAGCCCAAAGACCTGGACGACCTCCTGTTCTTAAAGTTCCCATGTCAGATCCTGTATATTCTTTACCAGTTAAATTACCTGCAAATATAGCTTGATTAGCTTGTGCTTTTCTTGCTTCTTCTTCTGCCTCCATTTCTCTTGCTTCATCTCTAGCCTTTTTTCCTTTAAGACCGCTACTAATACCTCCTACTACTGCACCAACTCCTGCTCCAATTGCAGTACCAACTCCTGGTATAATACTACCTATTGTAGCTCCTGTTGCCGCACCTTTACCCATACCGCTTAATACAGTACCTGATGTTTCTCCTACATTCATCGTTGTAGCGTCATCATCATCAGAAACAGCAGTTATACCCTGTCCTACTAAATTAGCAGCTTGACCATATAAGTTAGCTTGACCTGCTGTCATACCTTCACCTGCTGCATAATTTTTTGCTGATTGCTCACCAAATATTTTAGCGTGCATGCCTCCAGGCGCATCAGCTGTACCATATTGACTTTTTAACAATTCCTCTTGATTCATACCAAACATATTTTTATCTTCTTTAAATCTTTCTGTAGCAAGACTTTGCAATTGAGATGCACCTTGGGTTAAAGATTGATTTAGCATTTGATTAGTTTGATTTCTTTGTGTTTGCTGTTGTTGAAATTGTTGTTGCCAAGGATTAGCCTGTATTTGAGCTAATTGATTTTCACCAGCATTTATTTGAGCTTGATTAACTTGTTCATACGAAGCTTGAGGTCCTGGATTTATCATAGAAGTAGGTACAGTATTATTACCATACATACCTCCCATATTATAATAAGTTATTCTTCCTCCACGTTTGTAGAGTTTTCTTTTTTTAATTTTGTCTTTTTTCATGTCTGTGGAATTTACGAGCACCCACTTCCGTGGAGTACAAATTTACTAAAAAACTATTAATATTACTAGTGATTAGTCTTATTGCTAGCCATTTATCTATCATTTTTCTAGGTCTAAATCTACCATCTGTTACTTTACTGGCTAGTGAACTGCCATTAAATGTTTCATGCATATCAGAAACTATAAATAAAGGTAACTGATTTGGAGGTATAGAAGTAAGAGATTGTTGCCCATTTATCATAACTGCATTAATTTCAGTTTCTACTTCAACTCCATCTGTATTTACAGCAACTTCACCTACTTGTGAACTATTTGGTATAGGCAAGAAAGATAGCATATATAAGTTATCTAGATCTGGAATAGTTAAATTATTTACTGCACTATGATTTGTAAAATCTCTAAATTTATTTATGCACCATTCACATCCATTCTTTCTTGCATTTAACATTTCTGTTATATTTTGTAATCCAGAACTTTGATGAGAATTGTATACAACAAATCTGTCAAATCCTGGACCGTGTGTTTTTGTTAATAATAAATTATCTTGTTGGTCCATATCTGGAATACGGTTATCACTACCTCCCATTACACCGCATAACGGACATCCACCATAATCAATTTCAGAATCTATAGCTTGGCTAATTCTGTCAGATATCCAACAGAAGTTATAAAATAATTTATTAGTAAATTTATTTTGATTATGTATTATTTCTAATTCTGATGTGTATCTTCTACCATAATACCATCCTTTTTGTCCTACATAATTATGTTTATAAATTCTATCTCCTATATTTAATCTAGAAGTAAAATGTGAAAAATTATTAAACGAGTATAAAGCATTAGATGTGTATGTATATTGATATGGTACATAGTCATGAAATGATATCCACGCTGATAATTTTGGAGAATATGAAGCAGTCCATCCATCTCTTTGGAAATAAGTCTCTTTGTTTCCTGGAGATAGTTTTGTTCCCATATAAGGATCATCACTTACAGGTAAAATTTGCCAAGGCACTTCTTCAATTTCATCTGTAGTAAGAAGATTACCGTTATCATCAGTAGTTACATCAGGAAGTTTTATAAGAAATTGATCTTCTGCATTTTCTACACCGTATAGATTGGAATTAGAAGGAGAATATGTTATCATACCTACAGGATCTGCAACATTTTGATCTATAAAGTTTTGCCAAGCTTGTAAAAATAGACTGTTTGGAACAAGTTCTCTTTTAGTTAATAGTATTCTTTGATATACTTCATCGTATGCACTTGTAAATCCAAAAGTTATTGGATTATCTGGGTAATTAACTTTACCAAATACTTTTAATTTATATGGTAAATTAGTTTGAAACCATTTTTCTAAACCCATAGATGATATGTCATATAACTGATCTGAAAATAAATGTACAGATGCATTTCTTTGATCTACATAAAAATAACCAAAGTCTCCTACAAGTGTAGCAAATTGAGATTGTGTTCCACCATACCCTGCTTCTGTCTGTCTTATTTCTTCTGGCGGCTGTGCAAATAAATCACCGCTGCCTATAAATGCTTGTGATGCATCTCCTAACTCCATAGTCTGCTTACCCTTAGTTCTTAATATACTATCTTCCATATGGAAATATAGTAAGTTATTAAATGTAGCAATCTTCCATAACTCTCCTCTATTCTTTGGTAGATCTTTAAATTGTAAAGCTAAGAAAAGTCTGTAGTTATCAATTAAACTGCTATCATCTGATGTAGCGCTTCTAATAACTCTTGTTGGGAAAGAAGACGGTTGAGATATTTGTCTAGGTAAAGGTACTGTAGATCCAATACTATTAACAACAGAGTAGTCTTCATTATATTTCATGTTATCTACATCAGTACCATCTACAGTATTTTTTAATATTAATAGATCACGTGCAGGAGTTCCTGGAAAATAAGAGTCTTTTTTACTATTTACATGTCTAAAGTTAATATTATCTGTAGATTCAACAATAGTATTATATATTACTCTACAATCTTTTCTTCTTGTAGAATCAAATCTGCCTGGATCTGCAGGAAATTCATCTATATGAAAATTACTTCTAAGTGTTTTTCTATATCCATGTCTACATATAAATGTATCCCCTCCAAATATATGTCCTGTTCTAAAATTATCTAGTGCTGGTTGTGCAGCTACTTTTATGTAGTCGTCAATACTCATAGCATTATAATTAGGCCATCCATCTGGGTAAACTCCGTCTATTATTGGTGGATTTGTTTGTCTGTTTAATACTACTGGATTAGGACCTTGAACTGCAAATGTAGGATGCAACCCATTATCTATTGCGGCTTGAAAACTCATTGTAGATAAATTATCTGTTTCAACAGTAATTCTTGGATTACCTACTCTATCAACTTTAAAAAAGTCATAGTCTTTTCCTGTTACTTCATACCCTGTCCATACAAGATCTTGTTGATCAAACGGACTGTACATGTCTAGCCTAAATGCATGCATATTAGCTTGGTACATAAATGGTTGAAATCCAGATTTACCTATCTGCGCTTCAAACATAGCGTCTGCTGGAGGATCTGTTTTTATCCATGGTAATGTACCAGGTAAATCAAATGCAGGTAATGTACCATATTTTTCATTTAATAATAATGATATATGACTTTCTCCATAATTATTCCAAGTCCTACGTCCAAATCCTAATTGTTTACCGTTAAATATACTATCTCCGTTAAGGTATGTTTTACTTCTTTCTTTAATAGGCCTATTTAAATCTACATGAGTTCCTTGTGATGATAACCATTGATATAAATTTTCTGTGCCTGTACCACCATTAAATATTCCTAAAGCAGGATCTTGTGCCTCTGAAGGACTGTAAAAATTAAAAGCTGTATGAAGTCCTGTTATTACCTGGTTACTACTTGAATAACAAGTTTCAGATCCAGACTCTTGTCTTATAGAAGGTCCGCTAAATGCAATCATTTCTACAATATAATCTAGTTTTAAATGTGTAGCTGCTGTAATACTTCTTCTAGCTCCTCCACTATCACCCTGCCCATGACCACGCATTAAATAAAAATCATGAAAACTAATACCTTGATATCCAAATTCCATACCTGCATCTGTAGGGTTTGGTAATGGATATCCTTCTTTTTCTACTTGATGTGGATAGTTTAACCAATAAAAGTTTTTATTATTTTCAAAAACAGAATCTAATGAATAAGAACTATCAGATATTGTTTCAGTAACATCACCACCACCACTATTTTCACATGAAGGGCGCATAGCCTCATCTACTGTTGCATAAGGATTTACAATGTTTTGCCCTAGAATTCTTCTTTCATGATGATCTCTATCTGCATAATAAATTCTAAATCCTTGTGTTCTTTCATGTATATGTAAAGGTACTTTTAAATCTTCAAATTGTATACCTAATGCTCTTACATAATGTCCTATAGATCCTCCATCTACTGCAGAAGTATCTTGAGATTTCCAGTGTACCCACCCACGGCAATCAGCAGCACGAAATGGAAAAAGTCCACTAGCGTTAATTGCAGTAGAACCCTCTGCTCCTTTTTTATTTGCTTTAGCTATAATAACTCCTTTTGCTTTATCTACAAATACAACTGTTAGCTTACTTGAACTAATTGCATTTTGAAAATCAGCAGTACCCCAACCACCATCTTGTTCAATATTATCATCATCTACACTATCTCCCATAGCACCACTATGAGTATCCCATGTCCAAACACCTTTTCCTTTCTTTTCTATACACCCTGTAGATAAATGCACTGTACCTCCTTTATCTCTACAATCTCCTGGATTTGCAATTCCATCGTTACTACTTGGTCTAGAACTTTTAAAAAGATATTCATCTGTACCATATGTATTTAACGTATTACCCTCAAGACCTGCAGACCCATCCATTAAAAATCCATTGCTAGCATATGGGCTATCACCTGAATCTGTACTATTTTGACTAGCATAAGATCCAATTTTTCCACCATCACGAGCCCCATGATTTTGCCAAGCCATAGATATTTTATCTCCCATTTGTGGAAACTCATAACTATTATCATTTAATTCGTAGAACATAAATAATTGATTTTTATTATCTACATTACCCATAACATTATGTATTTTAGCATCCTCACCATCAGGGTTAGTAGAATCACTATAAAGACCAGTTTGTAATCCAAGTATTGTAGCAACCTCTACAAGATTATCATTGTTCATGTCATTATTACTAGGGTCATCATTACCTTGATATATTCCTAATAATTTTCCAAATATAGTTTCATTATTATCTAAAGCAGTTGTTCCAAATCCTATTGCTGGCCTTGCTACTCTGTCTGAGCACCATCTAAAGTCAATAGCATATACTTCTTTAACTTCTAAGACAACATCTATTGTAGACGTATTATCTACAATAGTTTGATATGTAGGATTTTCATTAGATGGAAAATGATGATGTCTTACACGTCTACCTGCAATACTACCTTCTCGTCTATCAGGATTACTTGCATCTAGTATTTCCCAGTTAGATGCATTTAATTCATCACTAGGATAAAACTCATTTGTGTTTTGCCAATAGTTCATATTTCTAGAACCTAGTAACATGCTTGTTTCGAAAAAATGAAATATTCTACCTTTTTGATTAGTTATTTGGTTTAATGCATTTTCAGGATTACTAGGATAAATATCATCAGATTCAAAAGTAAAATTTATATCAAATATGTCAGTATTATACTGATAAGTAGGAACTCTATTATATTGAAAATCACCGCCTACTGATTCATCTAATCTTAGTGGTGCTCTTCCTGGTATATGATATGCATAAGACTCTGTACCATCTTCAAGTATAAATGCAATGTAAAATGCATATACTTCATCTCTAGTAAAACCTTTATATTTGTATATATTTTTATTATGCCTATATCCTTGAGATCTACTTTCTATATCTCCAGCCTGTAAATTATTAGGAAAAGTATCTATGTACCCATGTTCTAAAACATCAAGAGTTGCCTCATGCGGATCAAAATATGGAAATGGATGTAAAGCAGGTCTAGATTTAATAAAATTCGCATAGGGTTGATATCCTACATCCTTAGTCCCTTTTACGTTTCCTAAGTATAAACTACCATCTAATTGATTTATTGTCTTAGCGGTCTCGTATGAGGCTGTATCAACAATTACATCTTCTACACTGTCAAATCCAGCAAAACCTTCTAAACCTGTAAATGTAACTGTTTGTAGCTCTACAGTTCCTGCTGTATTTTTTATAGGAAGATCATTTAATTTAAATGTAGTACGTTTACCATCTGCTCTTCTTATAACAACAGGTCTTAAATATTCATAGTCTGTATTTAAATTACTAACTGCCCATGAAATAGATTTACCTGATGGTACACCTGCAGGGGCTCCGTCATACCTTTCTATAGGTAATACACCCTCTACATCTTCTACAATAGATACAGGATTAGCAAGCGTTACATAATTAGTTGAAACAAGATCTCTATCTACATATGCAAGAGCTAAAAAATATACACCTGTTTGCAAATTACCTCCTGGATTTATACTGTCAAATTCTACATGGGGTACAGGACCAGACGATGGGAATAAATCTAACATTCTAATATGATGTGGATTACTAGTTGTTTCAGGATCTAAACCATACAATCTTTCAAAAGGAGCTGATGCACCTTCTGGATTATCTATCCATTCTTTTTGCCTAGTAACATTCATTGCTCTAGGCGGATTTAAATTATCTACCCAATATATAAAAAGTTCACCTTCAGGATTTATTTTATAAGTTCCTTCTATAAAATTATCTCTACTAAAATTTAAATTAAAGTTTGTCCCTGTTATTGCTACTGAAACATTAACTGTGCTTATATTAGGTCTAAATAATGTAGTATAAGAATCATTTTCTAACAACCCTATTTCAGAATTGTAATCAGTTGCAAATGTATTAAAAGCTACACTTTGATCAGCATTAAGTATACCTTGTTCATTTCTACGAAAAGCTAAAAATAAAATAATTCTATCATCAGTAATTTCTATTGTACCAATAACAACTGCACCTACAGGTAATACACTTTCTGCATCTTCTCCAGGTTTAACTGGTACAGTTAATGCTTTAAATGCATGCTCATTAGACAATGCTCCATCTACAGGATGTATTTGTATATTACGGGCATATCTCCACGTTCCTTCTGGCTGGTCAATATGTGCTGTATCTTTAGAAAGTCCTTTTATATACTTACCCATTACATTGATCTATTTAAATTTTCTTTAGTATTCATTTCTTCAAAAAATAAACTATGCGCATTAACATCAGGAACCATTCTTACCCATTGATCCATAAAGCTTTGCATTTTATCAATATCTGGGAAGTTAGCATTTGCTCTAGCCTGTGAACAATACTTCATCCATTTTTGATCTGCATAGTTATAGTCTATTTTATTATTAGGTTTGTCATATCCTCCTAATAATAATTGTTTAAATATGTACCAAAACATAGCTTCTTTATAACTAATGTCATCTGGTACAAGAGGAAAGCAATCCTCATCTACAGGAAAAGCTGTATATGATAAACATACCTGTCCTGATGCAAAAGATGTTTTTATATAATTGTAATCTATTATATAAGAATCTTTTGCATTTGATACTTCATTAACACAGTCTACACAATGTATAGACTCTGGAAAAGTACTAGCCCCATAACATAATGGTACTAAACTAGCACTTGTTCCATCGATCTTGTTGTTAAAAAACATCCCCTCTAAAACAATAATCCTACTGTTAATTTCATTTAACTCTAGCACATTGCTTTTATATTGTGTATCATATGTCGTTAGATCTGCATTAGTTACATTAGATGCGTTGTCTAATAGATCTGATTCTAGTGTTTGGTTATATTCTTGTACAACTGATTTTAGCTCATTTACTTTTGTAGTAAGCGTTTCTAACTCAGCAGCAATAGATGGCTTTACTAAGTTATTTACTGCAACTTGATTAATATAATATAGATCGCTAGGTAGCAATGCTTTATTATCTTTAATGTGTAATACAGTCTTTTTTGTAACTAGTTGAGCAGCAGAGCCTATATGCTCTAATGCTTCACCTATCCACTCTATTGCGTCATCTACCCAATTATCATCATTAGGTTTTAAATCACGCATTACTTTTCTAATAATACCTTTACTTGATGTGTGTCTGTAAATCATAGTCTTAACATTTCCACTTTCTCAGTGATTTATTTATTCTTGAATTAGGATCGTTTGCTGTTTTCTTGCTTGTAAGTTTTCTTTTCATACCTCTCATTCTAGCACAAAAAGATCTTTTTCTTGGTCCTCCCTCTGGTTGTGGTGGTTTTATATCTTGTCCTTGAGCTTTTAAAGATGCACGTCCTTTTGCATTTAATCCCCCACTAGGACTTTTACCTTCTTTTCTTTGCCATGCAGGACTCTTCATTCCTCCAGATCTCATACAGTCTGCACATCCTCCATATCTTTTTTTCTTTGCAGTTTTTGCAGATCTTTTTAATGCTTCGTCTGTAACAGACCCTTTACCTGGTTTAGATGTACCTCTTTTTTTAGCTCTGTTCATATAATAATACAAACCTTTTCTAGCTTTACGACCGTCTTTTGTTATGTGATATTTGCTTGCCATTATTTTTTAAATTTTAAATATGCTAAGTCATCTGTTTTTAATAGATTAATTAGCTTTTCTTTATTTCCTTTCAAACCTCTAGTAGGAGTAAATCTATAAGCAGACTTATTTGGTATGCGGCATTTACCTTTGTTCCAATAATATCTGCAGTAAAATTTATCAGTATAGTATATATACCATTTTACTCCTTTTTCTGTGTGTTTACTATATAATGTTTTACCATTTTCTAGTAACTCTTTTTTATATTTATTGCTTTCTCCCCAGTCTATTCTAGGAGATCTAGGATCTCTTTCTGTCCTTCTTATAGATAACGTAGATAAATTGTTACCCATGTTAAATGTTCCTCCTTCTAATATATCTTCTACAGTTTTTATATTAAAATCTGAACATATAGCTTTAAATATAGTTTTATCTATATTTTCATTTGTATTGCAGTAATCATTATATATATCTTCTAATGTATAACTCATTACTCTTTTTTACCAGGAGATGGTAAACCTCCTTTTATATCTTGTTCTTGATCAGCTAATGTATCACTCATTGTTCCTAACAACAATTGCAATTCTCCACTTGCCATACCTGCTGTAATAGCTTGTAACATATCTGCAGGTATTGGAAAAGGTTTGCTGTCATCCCAACATGTACCGTTTTCACATTGGTAATGTTTAAGATCTTCAGGGTTTTCAAACACCCCCCTTACATTTACAAACTTTAATCCATTTGCATTGTATACATATAAATGATCTTCTATCATATATGCTTTATATTTAGAAGATGTATACTTATCATAAGGTAACCATTTTACCATATGATTATCTACTACAGGTATTGTTTCTATCCCTGTTATATCTCCTACATATGTTAATGCTTCTTTAAAATTAAATCGCACAGTTCTAGGTACTTTCTTTTTAGTTCTAGATACAGAACATGTAGTAGGTAAATCACAGCATTTAGATGGATTTACTTCTTCTAGTTCTAAACATCCTAGATCTTGTTCTAAATGTCGTGTAACTACACCATTTCTAGCAAAGTCTCTACGAATCATCATAGCTCTATAATGCTTAATATTAAATTTAATTTGATCCAAGGAGATATGCTCACTTTGATTAGGCCTACCTCCCCTGACCAAATTTAAGATATTATATGCGATTTCGTTTAATGTCATTTTATATTACGTTTGTTTGTAAGTAACCTTCATAGCCTCGTTCCTTACTCCAGATATGTGCTTGTGCTGTTCTTTTAGCTTCATAACCCATACCTTTGTGCCAACTGTCGTTAGAGCATATAGAAGGTAAAAATCTTACTTTTATTCCTCTATATTCATTTACCATTTCTTTATGTAAATGACCACAGTGTGCCTCTCTAAAATTACACCTAGCAAACATAAGAGGTTGCTCAGTTGCCATTATAAGTGGCATTTCAGCAGGTTTCTCTTTGTCTCCGTGGGTAAACATTATCATATTATTTCCATACTCAAAATACTTTCTTTGCTCTAGACTATTATCTACTGTTACATTTTTATCATTTTTGTACCAGCCTGATATTACATCTCCTGCATAAAACATTCTTTCAAAGTCATGGTTACCAGATACTACAATTACATGTACGGGCGCTATTTCTTTTAAATGATCTATAGCTCTTACCATTAGTTGCCAGTAACCTCTAAAAGTATCTTTCCAGTCAGCTGCATCATCTTGTGGAGTACCTTTTGTAGTTGTTCTCCTCATGCCTTCAGAGTTCATACCGTCATTACCTATTGGTAATAAGAATTGTTCTATATCAAGGCCTGATGCTTTTTCAACTAGATCTTCTATACAAGACATAAAATTAGTTTCTAGATCTTGTAAAGTTTCTTCAGTTCGTTTACCATAATGTATATCTGGTAAAGATATCTCGTATACGCAAGGGTCTGTAAGTTTCTTAGTTTTAATCTTAGATACTTTAGGACTGTATTGAGCTGCAAAATCTTCTATTTCTTTTTTAAGCTCATGTTTACTAGCCTCATCTCCTTTTGTTACTACAGAAAATCTTTGATCACCAGACATTGTCTGCCAAAATTTAACAGACTTTACATCTTCAGGTGCAATTTCATTTTTGTCAAGGAACGTTTGAAATTCAGTGATAACACTTTCATTCTCATTTGTATTGTTTTCTCTTGCCTCTATTCTTGCTTCTTTTAAAGCATGTCTGCAAGTTTCAACACTACAGTTTAGTTTTTCTGATAAACGTTCGGCACCTTCTTTAAGGTAACCAGGCTTCTCAGAAAGGAAAGCCTTAATTTGGTCTTTGGTCATTTTATATAAATTGGTTAATATTTATCTTGGTTTTTTTGCTTTTTTAGCTCTATCTGCAATAGCAGCAAAGTTTTTTGCACTACCTTCTAACTTACCTCCTTTCATCATCATTTTCTTTTTGCCCATTCCTCCATACATCATTTTCTTTTTTCCTTTAGTAGCACCTGCAATTCTATCAGCTTGAGTAGGATTTGGATTATTATCAATTCCTGCTTTAACACTAAGCATACCAAAATTTGATTTTCCTCCTTTTTTCATCATTTTCTTTTTACCGTACATATAATTATTTTTTAATTTTTTCTACTGATCTTCCTCCAAAATAAGCACCTATTACAGTGATCAGTGTTAACTGTAATAAGTCTGTCCATTTTTCTTCTACCGTAAAAGATAGAAAACCTGCGTCTACAAAGATAAGCAACATTGTGCAGACAATCAAGAATAAAAGCACTACAGGTCTAACATTCTTAGATAACCAAGAATCTGACGCCATATCTGCTTTCCATCTATCTGTTACATTCTTTTGCAAATCTGCTTCAGAATCTAACAACATTTTTTTCATAGCATTTTTAAGTGCTATCTTTTCTTCTTTAGATGTAACCACTTCGTCTATTATATTACCAGCGTCACCTACTAAAGATTTTAATAATCCTTTTAACATATCTATATATTTAAGTCCTTACTTTCTAATAACGTATAGGTAAAACTATTACCCCAAGTATCTCTAGCTACTCTACATATATCCATAAACTCGTGCCAATCATCATTAGCTGCAATTACTTGACAGCCTGCTGACCATTTATCTACTTGTTTAGATTTTTTTCCTCCCCATTTAGTAGCTCTATGTATATTAATACCAAACAAACCTGTTTGTGTATTATCATCACTTAGATCATACTTGTCGTCTTTATTAGCATCTCTATATACTGTTACAGGTCTACATTGACCTAATGCTTCATATCTACCTTGATGTAATCTTATTTTATGAGAACCTCTGTACTGCCCTTCTTTTAAAACAGCAACACCTTCTTTTCTCATAATGTTTTCAACCCAGTATCGTCCTGGATCTGTTGTACAATCGTAAACATAAAACTCCCATTGGCCATCACATTTAAATGATAATGTAATTTTATCATCAAATTTATTTGTAATTTCTGTACCTGTATTAGAGTTTCTAATTCCTACAATGTTAAGGTTGTAGTCTCCTTTTTCAAACCAGTTATAGCTCTTCGCCTTAACTGCTTTTTCTATTATCTCTCTAGTTAAATCCATAATTATACTTCAGTAAAATATGCATATTCTGCTACAATTGTACCAGATACTGCTTCTAACTGCACTGCTACAGAACCACTGTTTTGTCCTATAGGAACAAATAAAAATTCTCCTGGTCCTAATTCTGCAAAAGATTTATTATTTTCTATTTCTACTGCTAAGTTATGAGCTGTAGCTGCATCACTTGCATCTAGCCCAGTATGCTTTAAATATAAATATCTAATACTACTATGAGATGCTAATATTATATTGTCTCCTCCAGTGCCACTTGCAGAAACTTTACTAACTCCTACAATAGGATCTGTTACAGAAAGGGCTTTTGTTACTGTTAAATTTATCTCATTACTTGTAGCATTTTTACTACTAAGAGTTAAAGTTGCGTTTAATGTTGCCATATCTTTTTATTTTTTAATTAAATTGTTTTAATATTATTTCGTCCACCTTTGCCTGGACGTCTTTTTTATCTGCCTCTAATTGAAACATAATGTTTGCATTAAAAGTTTCTTCTACATTACCATTATTAAATATAATAACTGTAGGTATAGAAGTAATTTCAAACTCCTGTTGTAGGTCCATATGTGTTCCTATATCAACTCTATAAACTTCACATTCTTTTAAATTTGGTAACCATTTTACAGAATTTGCATCATTCCAACTTGCCCAAAACTCTACAACAATTATTCCTCTGCTTACTTCTTTATCAAAATTGTCTGGTCCTAAATAAGATTGTCCTTGTGCAAATCCAAAAGAGGTTAATAAAAAAACTATATAGGTTATAAATTTTTTCATTTTTTAAGGGTTTTAATTTCTTCTTTTAATTCTTCTAAATCTTTGATCACACGATCAATTTTTTGACGCGCCATCTCATCTTTCATATTAAACTCCATACGAGTTGGTGGCCATGTTTGTGTAGCTGCAGGATCTCCCATATCTATCATGTATGTTCCTGTTCCTGGTTTGGGTAATTCTAAGGCTTGTTCAACCTTACCTTCAAGTTCTACAAATTTAGAATTTATAGTACTCATTAACCCAAAATATGCAGAGATTATAGTAGCTACACCGACTACAATCCCTATTAATGTTTTTATACTTATTTGAAATTTACTGTCTTCTGATATTTCTTTGTTCATTTTCATTATAATTTTTAACGCAAAATATTGCTGTTACATCTGCTGTATGACCAGCATCTCCTAAATTTAATTTTAAATTATTAACAGTATCTAAGTCAAAAGGTATACCATCATTAAAATCTAAAGTTGTTCCTTGTTTAATTGTTAAACCTTTTAATAGATAATATTCATTTGTTTCATCGTCTAACCACAAATTAACTGTTATATCAGTACTATCTGTGTTGCATATAAACAATCTTTTTAGTTGTATAAAAGGACGTTGATATAAAAAATGATCAGAATCACTGCCTCTTTGAAATCTTTCTCCGTCATCGCTTGCTTTACCATAAAACAAAATTTTTTCAGCTGTACCAGAACTAGTTATACTAATAAATTCACTATATAAATAATCATTAGGACCATTTTCTGTTACTGTAATATAATTCATATTATGACAATGTTAATCTTATTGATTTAGTTTGGCTTCCAACTTTTCCTCCAAAATTTCTAGTCGCTATCATGTCAATAGTATATCTTGTTACTCCTTTAACTGTTGTTGCTGTTAAATCACCAAATGATAAAGTAGTGTTAGATCCAATAACTGTTTTATTATCTTTATTAGATTCTATCTCTGTTCTAAGATAATCTAACTCATCCTGCATTAATCCTATTTGATGAATTAAAGATGTAATAAATGGGTTTGCTCCTTCAGGATCATTAATATTTATATCTAAAAATCCTTGATCATGAACAGTCTTTAATTTAGCTTTATCAGAACCTGTCTTATTATGTATCCTCTCGTATGCTTTATTTGTCAATCCCATATTATTTATTTTAAGATGTTATTTCAATTTCTGCATTAGCCCAACCATATAATGTAGAAGAACTACCACTTGTTCTTCTAACACATAAAGTTAAACCTTGACCTGCTGTTAACGTATTACCACCAGTTACCGTAAAAATTTTCATATAGTTTGTATTAGCTGTATAACTACCATCACAATCTGTTGCTGTCATAGTTGCTAAAGTTACGTTAGCAGTTGAATCATGTACTATAGGAACTTTTACTACTTCCCACTCTAAATCTGCAGTTACAGTTTGATACCAAGCTACACTAATTTTATGTACAGTGCAATTTTGCGTTGCTATAAACGAGCACATTCTTATAGCAGTAGAATCTGCTATAGACAAACCATCTAAAGAAGAAGTACTTATACTTTGACCATACATTGCAACATGATACCATCTGTTTACACTTGAGACTAATGCCAAATAAAAATCATCTCCTTTTAATTTAACAAGAGATCTTGCTGTATTAGTTAAAGCAAATGTGCCAGTAGAATCAGGTAATGTTAATGTGCTACCAGTAATAGATGATGGAGCTACTATTCTTATTGAATCTGTCCCATTATCTGTATCTTCATAAAAATATAATTGTGCTGCACTAGAACTTGTACCACCTATATCTAATCTTCCATTTGATATATTTACTTTTGGAGTACCAAATAAATCTAAAGCACCAGCAGATGCTATACCCAGATCTGATACAACATTTACCATACTAGATACATTGTTAATAGTATTAGAAGTAATAGTTACAGTTTCAACATCTATTTGATTTGCACCTCCATATGTTAAAATACCATTAGCTGTAGACCCGTTAACTGTTAACGATTCTTCTTCTGGCCCTATAACTCTTCCTGGTTTACTCATTATTTTTTTGCAAATTTTTCTACTCCACTAATACCAAAACATCCTAATACAACCCATACAAATGAGTCGTATACAAATTTATTAATAACTAAATCAGCTCCTACTGCTCCAGTTACTAAATCTATAATCATAACTACAACCATTATAAGAAATGCTACAAATCCAATTATAGATTTTTCATTCCAATCATTATTATCTTTAAATATCTTCATATGTTTATTGTAATTGTTAATCCACCTTCCATATTTTTAAAACTCCATTTAGCTTTTATACACATGCCTTCAACACAAAAACCCATGCTAGGCGGATGAGTGCATCTACAGCTTCCAAAGTTTTTTCTATCTTCTTCACCGTTTACTAAATATTCAGCTTTATCTAAAATATTTTTTAGTTCTTTAGCTAAAGTCCCATTACTTTTACTACTACCCTTATGCCTTCTAATAAGTGTTCCAAGTTTCTTTGATACTGCAACTAAATTATCTGCAGTAACTTCAAAAGTTTGCAAAGTCTTAGAAGGCAAAGGGTTTGTAGTTATAGTAATAGGTCTAGGCATATTATAAGTCTAAAAAGTCTTGATAAGAATATGATGCATTATTAGACCCACCATTTTTATACATTTTCTTTTTACCTCCCATTTTAAATCCAGGTCCCATTTTTTTCTTATTTATTGGGCTATTTTTAACCCTTGTTGTTTTCTTTCTTCCTTCAGCGGGCACATTCGCAACAGTTCCACTATCTTTCGATTGCATTTTTTTCTTTAAGTCATCTGCTGTAACTGTTGAATAAGTTTTTCTTTTTTCAGTTAAATCAAGTGCTTTTTTTCTAAACTTAAATGTTTCTTTTCCTTTAGCCCTAGCTTTTTTAAATTTTTTTTCAAACCTAGATAATTTTCGTTTTGTCATGATTATTTTATTTTAAATTATATTTATATTTACAAATCTAAAAAATCTTGGTAACTATAAGAAGCATTATTAGATCCACCTTCTCTATATTTGCTATAGCTTATATTTCTTTCTTTTCTGTCTTTTTTTGTTGTCTTTATATTACCACCTTTAGGCAATACTGTTTTCTTTCCAGTTTTTCGTTTACCCATACCTGCTAATTTTCCACTAGCATCTCTTCTTACTGTTTTCTTTATTGTTCCGTCTTTGTTATATTTTACTTTTATTTGACCACCGTCACTAGTTTTTGCCTTTTTAACTCTTTTTCGAGTACTAATATCTTTCATAATTTTAATTTTAATTTAATTTATATTTAATTTTACCATCTTCTATATACAAACCTTCACGCTCTTTTATAGCCTGTCCGTTTAAATTATATAGTATATTGTTGGTTTTAGATTTATTTATTAATTCATTTATAGACGAGTTACAAGGTTGTCCTGTATCACAATCTATGTATTCTGTAACATATTCTATAAACTCTACATATTCTATTTCTACAATTGTATCGTAAACAAATACGTCAACATATTCAATAACATCTACAAAAAGAGTATCTAAAACGTCTTCGTAAATGGTTACTGTATCTGTTATATAAATGTATTCTGGAACAAACACTTCTACTTCTACAGTGTCTATTACAATGTTGTATACATATTCTGTATTAACTATAGTATCAAATATTGTTTCATATATAGTCTCATATTCTATTTCATATATTGTATCACACTCTTCCCCAATAGGAGGTAAACAATCTAATGGTGATGTTGGTTCTGCGTTATCTTCATCAGAAGCATCTACACAATCTTCCCACCCATCATTAAGATAAAATAAATCAGGACCATTAGGTACGCATCCATTAGGAGAATACTGTGTCCAATTTGCTGGATCATCACCGCAATAAAATCCATTTTGTTGTGCGCATTCTAAACATAGTTGTTGAAAGTCAAATTGCGAGTAAGCAAACGAGCTTACAAACGCAAATAATATTATAAATAATTTTTTCATAATTAAAAGAATAAATAGTTAAATCCAAATTTTACTTCATATACTGGTTTTTCCCAGTATTTTATATGTGTTCCCTCTATAAATAATCCTAGGTTTTTTGTTATTCTTTGTCCAAATACCATTCCTGCATCCCATTCTAACCAATCTAGATCTGATTTACCGTAATCAAATGAATAATCATCTAAGCCGTAATGATACGGTAAGCAATTAACCCAAGCATGTAACCAAAACTTAGGTGTATATTTATAATATGCAATTCCTACTACTGCACTTAATTCTTTTTGTATTCCTAATTTTTCTAATTCTCTTTCATTAAATCTTGCAACTGCATCCCCAAAGTGGTGGTTAAAGAACTCATCATTACTAGTTGCTACAAGAATAGAATCACCTCCTGATACATCATACCAGTTATTATTAACATAGAAGCCTTGGATCCATTGTTCAGGGGCATATCCAAAATCTTCAGCTAATTGTTGGAAGGTTGATTCGCCTGGTACCCAAAAATCCCTGATTGGTACAAAGCCATAAGCAGGATGAGCTCTAACCACTGCTCCTACTGTAAAGTCCCAGTTTCCTGAGTTTATTCTATATCTTGTGTCAAAAGATGTATATTGCAAGTTTACTCTTTGATTATCTTTGTATTGGACTTTAGTGACGCATTTTTCACCCAAGTATCTAATCCAAAAATTTTGATCAGTAAACTTTTCACCACGATTACGTATAAAAGAATAATTAAACAAATACTCCCAACCATTAGAATTACCAATAGTAACGTTGTCTGCCACAGCTCTTTCAGTACCATAATACCATGTTTTAACTTTGTATTCATAATCAAATCTGGCTATCTTACGAATACCTATTGTTAAATTGTAATCGTAAGGATTAATTTCTGTTATATCTACATATCCTTTATCTATTGCTCTGTAATCTTCTCTTTCAGAAAAAGAAGTATTTGTACTTACAGATGTATAAAATGTAGAGTATTTAAAAAAGTTTTTTATTTGTGCATTTCCTACTGCACACATTAATATAAGTAAAATTATTATATTTTTCATTATAAATTATATTTTTGTTTTAATTGTCTTTCTACTTCTAGCATTTCTTTATCAGGTAAAACCTCATTAAAAACTAGTATTTCATACATACGTAGCCCATTTGCATGACCTTGAATCTGTAGTAAATGATTAGAGTTAACATCAAAAGCATAAGTATGATCTTTAGATAATCCATTACCTATACTAGGCCCACCATTTTTACGCATAACACTAGCTCCACCTGTTTGAAGTCTAACTGTCCAAAGTTGAAGTGCATTTGATACTATTGTTGAGTTACTGTCTAATAAAACAGTTCCACTTTTATCACTTTGATCTCCTATAAACATTTTAACTTTTTGATCAGTAGGTATTTGAAATGTTAATGGATCTTGCCCGCCATCACTAGCTCCTGCTTTCATAGTAAATATATCGCATGTTCCTGAAGAATTTATTAAATTAAATACTACAAATAAAGTTAAAGCATCTCCCTCTAATCTACTTTGTGATAATAAATTACTTCCTACATTGCCTACTGTTTCAGTAGCACTCAGCTTATCAGTTGCATCTGCAAATAAAGCATAAGGTATACCTGCGCTTGATCTATATATAGGTCTATCATTTGCAGTAGCTTGTTTTAAAGCTGTACCTAAAGCAGCATTATTAGCTCTACCAAATCGTTTATCAAAAGCTTTATTTGAAACTGCATATATACTGTCATTATGATTTGCATTAGTAGACATATCATCACTATACACAGCTCTTCTATCTGTAAAGTCAATCCATAATACAGGTCCATTTTTTATTCTAGACATTTTTTTCTTCCTAAATTTAGGACCTGTACTTGAATTATTATTTGATAAACTTAATCCCATTATGTAGTAGTTACAGTATTATCAGCTGTTTTAAAATATGCAATACATGCACCACTAGTAAGTTTTAATGTTGAAAAATCTCCAAAGATAGTTAAACCTTCAGGAAATGTTTCACCTATTATTGTGTCTCCACTCCAATTACTTGTAGCAGTGTTTGTAGCAAATACTGTATTTTCTATAAATGTGATTGCACTCCAATTACCTGCTGCAGCATGCTCATCAGTATCACTTATAAAATACGCACCAAACTCTCCATTACCTACATTTGCTGTTTTTGCAGTTGATTGGCTTATATTTACTAGTGTTTGGTCTATTACGCCTAATTGTCTTCCCATTATATAATTATTTTTTCTAAGTTATTAATTTGTCTTGCTGTTACTTCGTTTGGAATTAAATCCTTTGGTAAAGAGTTTAGTTTAATAGGTTTAGCGCTTTCTTTTAATAATTTTTGCACATCTTCAATTTGATTTTTTCTTTCTGCTATTAAACTTGCATTTCTAGTTTCCATTTCTTTTACAGCTTCTGTATCATTTGCATCTTGTGCTGCTCTTATTTCTGCAGCAAACTTTACAAACTCTTCAGAAGGTTGTCCTAACTTTTCTACATTCTTTAAATGATCTTGTAGTTTGTTAATATTTTTAGATACTATAAAAGCAAAGTCTTTACCTTTTATATCTTGAGTTGCAAATAAACCATTCATTAGATCTACTAACTCACCATTTGTTGTTTTTAATTCTATTGTTGCCATATATATATTGATTTAAATTAATTTTAGTTATTAAGAAATTGCACCACCAACAGTAGATAGTAATACCCACTTTCTAGTAGCATCTGCATACATAAATGTAGCAGTATCTCCTGCGTCCGCGCACGTAACGCTTGTACCTCCTGTATATGTTCCTGGGGTTATTACTAAATCTCCCCCATCAACAATAAATACAAAAGTTTTTATTTGTCCTGGTGTTCCATCTGCTAATGTAACAGTAAACGATCCTGACGTTGTATCACAAAGAGTTACTGCAGTGTTTACACTTGCAGCACCTGCGCTTGTTACAGTATCAAAACTATTTAATGTTAAAAATCCTGCACTACCACTACCAATACTTACATTTTGATTTGTGTCAATTGATATTGCATTAGTTGCTGTTCCTCCAGAATTATTTGTTTTTAAATAAATATTTCCAGCTGCTCCTGATGCTGCATCTCCTGCAGTTAAAGTTATATCACCTCCAGTTCCTGATCCTGATCCGTCTCCAGCTCCAATACTAATATCTCCTCCATTTCCATTTCCACCTCCACAGTCTGCACCATCAATTACAAAGTCCATCCCATTTACACCACTACTAGAATTAGCTATATCAATTGTACCGCCTTTACCATAGTTATTTGTATTACCCATACTAATACCTACTGTAGAATTACCTACTAAGTTTACTTGTCCTAAAGTACTAGGTAAAGTTGGAGTACTATCACCAATAAATACTCTACCATTTGCATCTACGTGAACACCTTCTGATGATCCATCCCCACTTAAAAAACTATTTCCTGCAGCATCATCTAAATTAATATTATGAGTATTACAATCTAAAACTGCACTTAAACTATTTGTAGAAGCTACTTCTAAGTTTATATTACCTGGTGTAGTAGCTGCATCTACAGTTATTGTTCCACCTGTACTTGTAATTGCACCTACACTAGGATATCCGTTAGTAGTATTACCAACTAATATATTACCATTTGCAGTTAAAGCTGCTTCTGAAATTGTGTTAGCTGCACTACCATATAATACAGATCCTGTTGTTATACCTGATATACCAGTACCTCCTCTTAATACAGATAAAGTTCCTGTTACTGTACCATCTAAAGATACAGAAGATAAAAATCCAGATGTTGTATTATCACAATTATTAAGATCTATTCCTGACTCAACCAATGTCAAAACTAAATTATTGCTTGAAGTTGTAACAGTTAATTTTGTATCATCAGCAGATTTAAGACCTTTTAAATTTATTTGATTACTGTTTGTAACACTTACATATAATCCTTCACTTCCTGTTCCTAAAGTTGATAAAGAAGGAAATAAAGATTGAGCTTGTAATTTTTTAGCTTTTTTTGTGCTGCTATTTGCTACTAATAAAAAATCTGTTGATGCTACAGATGCTTTTGATAAAGTGGTTAATGATGTTATTTCTGCCATGTTTTTTTTATTTTATTAAATGCTATCGTCTGTTGTTATATCATCTCCGTCTACTTCTATATTAATTCCCCCAACTTGAATGCCATTATCTACTATATTATAAGTATATGGCTCTATTGGTTCTACATTACTTCCGATAACTGTATTATTATTACCTACTATGTATGAGCAAGGATTACATGATTTACAGTATTCACTTGCAAATTTATAAAATTTATCTAAATAATTTGTTGTTTCTGTTATAATTTTTGGATCTACACATATATCCCAATTTCTAGCCCCATTTCCATAAGGGTTTCCACATTGTGTTCCACAATCATTATTTGCTATATGAAATGTACCTGGAGAAACATCTCCTAACCAAGGTAATGTTACATTGTATTTAACATATGTATTAGGACCATAAGATCCATTTCCTTGTCCTGTTGTAGGATCAACTGTAAATTCTATACTACCTCCTTCTTTCCAAATATCTTCACATGTTTTCTTTTCAGGATAATCTGGTGTTCCTGAGTCTGCACAATTGTGTATACAATCTAATCCGTTTTTGTCTGTTAAATATTTTATAAAAGACATAATTGCTAAATTTCTATCTTCACAATTATCTTTTGATCCACCTAATAATCTTGTATACCAATTACCTACACCATTATACATACAATCTGTTATGTATTTTTGTTTTTGCACTCTATTTCTAGGCAAACATTCTGGTTGATCTAATTCAAATTCACATACACCTTGATCTGTAGCACTGCCTGTACTTAATATAAACCAGTTATTTTCATCAGGCATAACAGTGCTATCTTGTATTAAATTATAAACAATATTTTTACTTCCAGATCCGTAACCTGTATAATTATTAGCATAAATATTAAAACATCCAACATTAGCATGATGCTGTGATACTCCTGATACATTTACTAATGGAGGAGTAGTATTAACATTTTCACCTGTATCTTGACTTGGACTGTTATAATCTATACTTCCTACTTGTCTTACTTCATAGTTATAACATATTTTACCCCCTTCTTGTGGAATAGCTAATTCTAAAATATAATTACCATATCCAATATTTTCATTTACAGTGTCTAAAGGTTGAGATAAACTAACCCATAAACCTGGAGGACTTAATGTATTTGGATTTAATCCTCCATTACTATCCCATGTACCAAAAGATGTATTATTATAGTTTTGAGCATCTAACCCTGTAACCTTTGTTTCTGCTATTGGAGTTAAATCCATTGTTTCTGATATAGGAAAAGTATATTGATCTGGACTATATCCTTGAACTGTACCTCCTCCAGAAGGTTTTTTATATATTTTTAAAACTACGCCAGGAGGTAAATAAGTTGCATAACCTCCAGTTGACATAGTTGTTATACTCCAAGTTATTATAGGTTCACCTGTAGCAAATAAATTAAATGTACCTGCTTGAATTTCATTTTCTATATCAGTAGATATTCCATTAAATTCTATCCCTATACCTAATCCACTTATAGTAAATGTAGGACAAAACACACAATTATCATTATCAGGTATTGTTGTAAGTGGATTATAGTTTAATGCTTTAGGCATAGTACATCCTAATATTCCATACACACATTGTCCATTATCTACATTAGCATCAGGATTATAATTAGCTGCTGTCATATCTGTGCAACCATATACTGCTGCTATACAAGATCCATCATCCCACTCTGCATCACAATTATAATTAGAAGCAGTTTGATCTGTACACCCGCCCATAGCTGCAGTTTCTTGCATTATTAACATTCTTGCTGTACCAGAAACTTGTTGATTACAGTTAGTTTCTCTTATATGTGTTTCTCCTCTTTGTGTACATTTAGTTTGAGTATTTTCTACCATTACTTCTACATAGTCTCCCTCAGAAGCTAAATGTGGACCAAATCCTTGTTTTCTTTCTCCTCCTATTATCCAATTAATTACATCATAAGGACCTCTAGTTATACTTAAACTTTTTACACAAGCTTGGTTAGTATCATTAATAATTATATCAATAGGTTCTTCAATGCAATCATATTGACATAAACTTTGTTTGCCATATGTTGCTTTAGCATCAAAATTACTAGCATTACGATCTGTACATCCTGCATATCCTACATAAAATCTATGTATGCTTTTACAATCAGTTACATTAGGAACATTTTCTACATAAGCTTCTAATGCCCACCATCCAACAGCTGCTTCTCTAATTAATGTAAATGTTTTGTCTACTGTAACTGTAGCTGTTGGAGTTATTGCAAGAATTTCTGCATTTGTTTTGCTATTTGCATTTTCTGTGTTTCCTAAAGAATATACTCTAATTTTATACGCTTCATCAGAATCAGATGAGATATGATCAAATAAAGGTGGAAATATTTTACCTCTAAAATTAATAAGACCATTACCACTTATTGTTTGAGCATGCTCTACACTTGATCCATCGTTAGATACAAAGTCTACACCAACAGGTCTATTAGAACCACTATCATCATCGCCATATGTTAATCCATTATATGCATTTCCATATTGATCATTTGCTCGACAGAAAAAACATACACTATCACCAGTTGTTGATTCTGTAGAATCATAATTAGCTGCACCAGAATCTGTACAAGCTGTTTTAGCTGATTCGTTATTTTTTGTTTTAAGTCTTATAAAAGTATTTTGAGTACAACTATTAGAATCTGATACTGTTATTTGATAAGGCTGCCAATATTGATCTAAACGTTTTAATCCAGTAAACGTATGAGTTGTGCTTGATACAGATCCAGATGAAACTTGTGTAACTATTCCATCATCGTCATGTTTTAATAATAAATAAGTATAATTTGCCGCACCTCCAGTTACTGTTACTTTAATTGCGCCAGTATTGTTAGACGCTCCATAATTATCAGGACTTACATCTTCTACTACCATACTAAATCCATCACAATCAGAATTACAACAATGGCCATCTACAAATCTTTTATTTTTGTAATCTCCTATAGATGTTCCTTCACAATCATTTCCTGACGCTAAGAAAAAAGATGGGTTACGTGCATCTAAACATACTTGATGCTCAGGCGCATCATCTGCTATAAAATATAAATTAGATGCGTATACAAAACTATATGTAAATGGTGCTGTATTTACACTATCTAACAATTGTTGGTTTGTACCTATGTTTTCATTAGTAGTAAGTAAATTTATAAAATGTATTTCTTGTTCTTCTCTACCAGAATATAAATGTCCTACACCACGATTAGATATTCCATTATCTACATCGTTATTTGTTGATGTAACACCTTGTTCTACAAATATCTCATTTAAATATGATGAGTTTGTATAATGTGCAAAAGGTAAATTTAATTTATATACACCTGAATAGTTATAAACATCATATGGATCTTTTTTAGGAAATACAGCTCCTAAAATACTATTACTAGATCTTTTATTTGCAGAAAAATCTAACGACAACATATTTTCATATGGTGACGTTGTAATCATTGATGTTATGTTTTCTATTTGATCATTTAATTTAGAAGATATACCTGGTACTTTTAAAACAATTGTTTTTCTAAAACCAGATTGAAATGATAAAGTTAAAGTTTTATCAGATGCTGTTTTCTTTGTCCAATTTTTATATGTAATAGTTATGTGTCTCCACTTATACTCAAAATCTATTTTACGATTATAATCATGATCTATAATATTAACTACTGGTTCAAACTCATAACTATCATGTGATTTAATATCAATTTTTAATTGATTATTAGATTGTAAGTATGCAACACCTTGTACAAGTTTAGGAGACGTAGGTGAAAATACATTTAGAGGAGTTGATCCGTTACCAAATACAGTTTTACCGTCATAGTTAGAAAACCTGTCGTCAAAAGTTGAGTAATAATTAGTTGATTCGTTTGCCATAGTTAACAGTTACATCCGCAAAAAGATATGCATTGATTTTTTGCTGAATTGTAAGCGTCTATAGCTTTTTGTATAACACCAGAAGCTATACTTGCATCTGATGGAATATTAGCTAACATTGTATTTACAGACTGTATTAACAAAAATAATCTTTGAGCTTCCGCTAAAGTTTTATCACATTGTGGTTCTCCACAGTTACAATTTGTTAATTCTAAAGTTTTATCTGCTAAACAACAATCTAAAAAACAAGAACTTAATGTTCCTGCATTTGTAATGTTACCTTCAAAATCCGTAATAGATGCTGTTATAACACCTGGATCATCTCCAATTACTTCTGGAATACTGTATACAAAATTTTGTGGAATAGGAGTTGTTCCGTCTGCAGAAAATATAATACTTATTTCATATGTAGCTATTTCTACACCGTTGTTAGATATAACTAAAGTTGCAGGTCCTGGTTGACTACCACTATATTGTCCTTGTAAAAATCTACAATCGTCTGTTGTAGACATGCTTAAATTCACCATATTATTAAATGTGTGTTAGATAGATATAGGGGACCTAATGGCCCCCTTATCTAATTGTATTAAGAGATTATGATAAATCTCCTGTTAGTACGTATTCTACGTATAACGTCAATTTTCCTGTCTCAACAGCTTCGTCATCATTAGTAGTTAATAATAACTCAGAATTTGCAGTAATATGTGTATATGTTGCTGATCTCAAGTTTTTAACTTCAACCGCAGTATCATGTGCTGCATCAGCACCTAAAACTGGACTTTCTATTAAAGTTGCGTGAGCTCCTGCATCCCATACATTAGTAGCATCGCTAATTGCAATTGCTGCAACAAATGCACCAGTAGCACCTGTTATACCTAAAGATAATTGAGCTGAATCATCACCACCATCAGCAAATGTAGTTTCTACATAATAATATGCGTTGGTAATTAATGCACCTTCTGGAATGAAAACACTACCTGTTGTACATGAAGCAGAAGCATTGTTAGCTAGGTTTGTAACCGAAGCGTCCCATTGACCTACTGCAACATATTTGTTTAATAAAGGATTATTTGCCATTTTATTATATTTTTAAAAAGTTAATATTATAAATTTACACTACCAAATCCAGCAGCATTCATATAAGGATTTAAAGCTCCTTCAAATGCTGATGTAATAGCTGCAGTTGCTTCGTCAATAGCAACGTAAATTTCCATTAAATTGTCCACACCTTTAATTTGTGGTGACGTGCTTCCATCTTTAGTAGCTACAATAGTATACAGATCATAATCACCTGCTGATGCTGCTGTAGTAGTTGGAGCTTTTGGAAAGTGCATTCTATTATAGTATCCGTAACCAGATCCCATTAATGACTCTTCCATTTTTTGTACATCGTACCCATCTCCAGATCCTTTTACTAATGCTGTATTTACAGATTCTGTAAATGTACTTCCAGTAACTTCAGTAGAATCAATTGCTGTAACAAATTCAACTGCACCTTCTTTCCATGTTGCACCACTGTTAGTAGTGTCTCCATTTTTAGATCCAGAAAAATCTACACTACCACCATTGTTAGTTACTGTAGTGCTTAACCATTCTGGCCAGTTATTATCATTTTTTGCTGCAGTTGCAGCTGCTGTTATTGCAGTACATATGTCTGTATTAGAATCACCATTAGTTACACTAGTAGATAATATAAAAAATTCTTGAGGCTGTTCTTCTCTTCGAATAAATTTTATATCTACAGTACCTGTTGATGTTGCTGCGTTAGCTACTGTTACTCTAATTTCTTTTGCAGTTTGAGCTTCATAGGATTTACCATCCCAAACCATAATATTTCTACCTGCAATCCAAGGGCTAACAATATTTTCAGCTGCTGTACCTTGTACAAATCTAATTTCAGGAGCATCTGCAATTGTGTCTCCTGGAGCTAGTGATGTAATTTCACCATTAGCATCTTTTTTTTGTATGTCTATAGCACCTTCTGCTAATAAGCCATTTGTATAACTTACTGCTACTGGTGTTTCTGGACTAACTAATAATTGTCTCATGTCTAATTATTTAAAAATTAATATTCAATTTATTATTCCATTTTCTGCACTTCACTACTGTGAGTTGCATACCTTGGATCGGAAATAGCCTCCAAGATACTTGCCACTGCTAGTTTTACAATTTCCTCATGAGTGTGTTCTGGAAGATCACAACTACTATTAGTTGGTAAATTGACCACAGCAGGGCGTCTTATATATGTTAACCTAATCTTATCTACAATAAATAAATCATCGGTGTAAACATCTATGTTATTTCCTCTCATCACAGTTAGAGGGGAACTGTATTTTGTTTTGTTAAAAGGATCGTTTATCATTGAATGTATATCATCATGTTGAACCATTCTACATGAATGCGATTCTCTTACATAAGAAGCCCAAGTATCACTTGTTGGAATTCTTTTTTGATTTAGTACATCATCCTTAAATAATAAAGGTGTTTGTACTGTTATAATATTATCAGCCTGTCTACCAGCTAAAAAAGTAACATTACCTAAAGATCCATCCCAATTTATCCAATCAAATGCTTCTTGATCTATTACAGCTATAAAACTACCAGGATAAGATATTTGTGATCCGCCTATTGGCCAGTTTTCCCAAAATATATCTCCTAATGCCCAGTTATCTAAAATGTCTTGTATCAATCCTGATGATACATCTTCTCCATTTCCTGGCCCAGTATTTGGAAAAACATCTGGATCATTATCTATAGTAAACTGCAAAGATCCATCCATATTACCCCATGACCATGCATTTTCTATTATGCTAGTAGCAGGAGCTCCTATTTCACTAAACATTTGTATTTGACTTAACCAAGATGTACTATTACCAGCTTGGTTTTGACCTACAAAGTCATTTAAGTTAAATATAAAATAAAAAATAGAATCCTGATCTGTTAGATTAAATCCTATTGGTTCACATGTAGGCAATCTTTTAATTTCTGTATTAATATTGATTAAATACATGTAGTCAGTGGGTAAAAATACTGTATCAGTAAATAAAGACCCACCTGGTTGAGCTGAACTTTTTAATTGTTCTTTAAATGATGCTTCAAGAACGACTTCTCTTACTAACGTTCTTAGATCATCTCTTCTTTTTTGTGACTCCTCAAAACCTTTTCTGTAAAAGTTATTTTGTTGGAATCTTGTTGTAACAAATTGTTGTATAGCTTTGTTCAACTCTCGATCTAATTCTGAAGTAAGTAATGAATCAGCAACTTGGGCATGGATTTTGTCCACGCCCTGTTGTACTGATAAGTGCATTTCTTGTATATCCATCTATACTGCCAATTCTTTAAGTTTTGCTCTTAATATTGTTAATTTGCCAGAATTCTTTTTGTCTTTTAAATGTAATATAGTAGAATCTAATGTATCTCCTAATATTTCATCTATAAATACAATCTGATTTCCAATTTTTCTTAATACTCCAGCTGAAACCATTTCTTCTATTTCTGCTTTCATACTAAGGTTCTTATCCTTTGCAATTTTCATAAACTTCTTTGGTTGTTTTTCTTTTATGTCATATAACATATTTTCAACCTGTTCTCTTGTCATTGTATCAGGATTAACGTTTCCAATTAATCTTAATACCCAGATCATTGCTTTTGGATCAGAAGAAAGTTTTATAAATTCTTTGTCTGCGTCTTTTTTTACTTGGACTTGAACATTTTTCTTTACATCCTCTTTACTTAAATCTTGAATGTAAAATCTTTTCTTGTAATCTTTATCCATTTCTTCCTTACTTAAGGCTACATGTGGATGTTTTAATGCAAAATGATATTTTATAAAATCCATTATTTGTATTGGATTACCTTTATCATCTGTACCGATTTCAAGTTCAACTCCTGTAAAACCCACAGGGATTGTTAAGTCTGCCCAAAACTTTTTTGCATGTTTTGGCCATTCGTGATTACCTGGGTCTACATCTAGTATACCTGCTAGGTAAATTTTTTCATCTTCGTAACTAAATCCTTTAAGTGGTTGTCTATTTACAAAAACACTGCTCAGTTTCATTACTGCCTCAGCTCGCAGCTCTTCAGGGAGAAAACTATCCGCGTCTTGTCTCCTGATAAAAATTTTTTTACTCATATTTCCAGTTCTTTTTTAATTATTATTAATAGAGAGAAAGAATAATCCCTCCATGTGAAAGCTTTTAGCGGCTGTAGGGAATTAACCCTACAACCTAACTAAAAACCAATTTATATAGACTTCACGATGCAACGTGAAATAACACAAGTATCCTCGTGTTATATTATGACGCTGTACACGTAATATCTAGAGAAGTATCAAATCTCTTAAGAATGATACCAGCTGTTTTTAACATGTGAACAGAAGCGCCGTCAACATCAGATGCTCTTGCACTTGTTCCGTCAAAACCTCTAGGTACTACAGACCCAGCTACACACCATCTCATCATTTCTCTTCCTTTTTTAGAAAGCATTTGAAGGTTTGCTTGTCCGTCATAGTTAGACTGATCAACAAATACCATTCTGTATGATTCTAGTGAGTATCCAGTTACAGGGTGTCTTCCTGCAGCTTGAGCAACAGGACCATGATCAAATAAAGGTAGTTTAACTACATTTACTGTATGTCCGTCTACGTGCTCGTACTGTGTAAAGTACCCAGTAAGACCTAATGATCTACCTGAACCTGTAATGAATCTATTCTCACCACCTACTTTGAATGAGTTTGCACTTGATCCAAAGTGATTTTTAAGAGCTTCATCAAATTCACGCATACCACCAGTTCCTGTGTAAAGCGTAACTTGTTTTTGATTAGCATCAGTCATACCATAGAATAAATCACCAATAATGTTTTTGATCTTAGTCTCTGTTAAAGTAGAATAAGTATCTTTATTAACGATTTGCTCAAGTAATCCTGGTCCTACAATTACTGGTTGACCATTTTCATCTTTCATGAAAGTGTGTCCGTCAGCATTATAAGTTTTTTGTCCGTACCAGTAGAACATCTCACATTCTTCTTTAAAGTTAAGCATGTGTTGATATTCTTCATAGTCCATCCATAATTTTGTAGTAGCTCCACCTTTAGTAGGTAATCCAAACTCAACTACATAGTCTCGCGCGTGACCAGACATGTGGTATGATTTTCTTACTGTACCAATCTTGTTTCTTACTAAAGAAGGTGATTGCCAGTTTGAAGCATTTCCTCTAGAGAAATCAACTCCTACTGGTGCATACAACTGAGCCCAAAGATCACCTACAGTAAAACCTGAAGATAAAGTTGCGCTAGTTGCTGGATTAACTAACTGTAAAGTATATTTCCAGTTGTTAGTTCCTGCTACTGGTTCTGGTTCTTTCATAATACGTGCTAGTTCTCCTGCAGAGTTTACTAGTACATATGGAAAGATAAAAAATTTGTCAGGAAATTGTATTTCAAAAGTACTACCTCCTTGACCTAAATTACCACCACTATTAGTCGCCGCTACTGGTCGTGTCTTTCTTTTGTGAGTTGCTACACGATATTCATATTCCAATCTATCCATTGACTTAACATTTCCAACCCCCTCAGTTAAGAATGATAGAGGAAATCTTTTATCGTCTTTACCAGCCAAATGTGTGATAATTGGAGATAATTCAGTAGGCTTTGACATAAGGGCGTTTGCTAGACTGTTCATATCAGTCATTTGCGAATCATTATAAAACGTTTTTACAACGCTAATGTTCTTACCTTGTTGTGACATTGCCATAATTTTCTAAATTTTAAAAGTTAATAGGTTAAAACAAATTTAAATCTAGATCATCAATATCTACATCTTTTGCTCTAGTTGCTCTTCGAGTACTTTTTGCATTTTTAACACTAGCTTTTTGACTTTTTATTTTATCTTTTAAAGTACGAGTACTTTTTGTTCTAGCTTTTATATCTATCATTTTATCAAGATTAAAACCTTTGAACATTAAATAGTCAATCGCAAGCTTAGTATTCATGTCAGATTCTGAATGATCTAAATCTCTCTGCGTGTAACCTTCCTTGGTTACAGGTTTAGAAAGATACTCAAAAAATTTATTTTTCTCTTTCTCAGGAACCGCAAGCCCCTTAAAATCTTGTGATGTGTCTATTGTTTCATATACATCATCCCAAAATTGTTTTTGCTCTTTTTGCTGTTTTATTTGTTCTTGCTTTTGTTGTTCTAAAGCATTTTTTCTATAAGTAGCTTGAGCATTAACTAGTGCTTTTTGTGCACTAGCCGCTTTACTGTAAAGTTTACCATTATCTTCATAATCTTCTAGTAACTCTCCAATAAATTCTGCATCGTGACCTTTAGTTTTAAAATATTCTCCTAAAAAATATTTTTGTAACTGTACATCATCTTTTGACATATTAACTCTAGAGTAATCTTGTCTAGGATCATGCATTCCCATAAAGTCTTGACTGTTACCACCAGCCATTACATACTCCATGTGATCTTTAACTAAAGGAAACTTTTCAAATAGCTTATCTAAATTTTCATCTGCCATTTGAACACCTATGTCTTTAGTTAGTTCTACTAATCCTTCAGTAGTGTCATCATATTTTTCATCTACTTCGTATCCTAACTTTGACAGAACAGCTCCTACGATTGTATCATCTTCTACTTGTTCCGCCTCGACTCCATCATCTTCCGTTGAAACCTCCTTCTTTGTACTCTTTTTAGAAACTTTTTCTTCAACATCCTCGTCTTCTTCTTCTTCCTCCGCTTCTTCTTGTTTAGCAGCAACATCATCATCAAGACTAGCTTCCGCAAGAACTTCTTCACTCTTACTCTCACCTTCTTCTGCTTTTGGTTCAACTTCTTCTACAGTTTCCACTGCATCCTCAATACCTTCTCCTAACATATCGTCAAAAGAGATATCTTCTATGTTTATTTTTTTATCGTCTATACTCATTGTTCTATATATTTTTTGGTACTACAAAAATACCTATTATTAATTAGTTTTTATTATTAAAAATATATTTAGAGTGTCTTTTTAATATATAACACTTATTTTTTATTAAAGTCTTTTAACTTTTCTAAATCCCATTTATACCCACCTTTTTTTCTAAGATAGTCTTTAATGTAGTTATCAGCGTAATTATTATCTAATCTATATCCACCTTTTTGTTTTGTACCACCTAAAGTTTTAGCATATTTAGCAGCGGCATCTCTATCAGTCCCAAAATGTATTACTTCTCCTCTACGTTCAGCTTCTGCAGCTACTGATCTCCAATCTTTATTAGCTTGTTCAGATCTATCATCCCAACTTCCATCCTCATTTTGAAATAATGTGGGAAAAGCAAACCAATTTATTCCATCTGCAGTTTCATGTCTCATTATATGAGTTGAGTAAGAACCATCCTCATTATCTCTTTTTCCTGTTCTTTCTGGAAGTTTAAATCCACCTTCTTGATACTGACTAGGATTTTCTAATACTGTTTCTACTCTTTCTCCTGTAGGCATACTTCCTGCAGTTTCTGATTGATAGCTTTGCACTAATTCTTGTGATGGTGCAGCGTTTGCTTGTTCAATTGCTTCTTGGTTTCTCATTTCCATAGGAGGCATGTCTGTTCCTAATGATACTTTTGCAGGTGAGTTTGCAGGTACATCCATTGGATTTATATCCATAGGTTCTAACTCAGGATCTGTACCTGGTTCAGGATCATTTTGTTGAAATAATTCTGTAAAAGATCCTTTGTAGCCTGTTGCATAGGCTTCTTTCATTAGTTGTATTTTTTGATCATTAGTTAGAGCCATCTTGTTTCTTTTTTTGATTTAATGCTTTTTCTTTTAGTTCTAAATCTTTATCTTTTCTTATACCATCTTGTCTAACACCACCCATTTTCATTTCTTGTTCTGATTGTATTAATCTTTCTTTTGCAGCATTAGATCTAGCTTTTTCATCATTAGCTTGTTGTCTAATAGCTATATCTTGATCTTTTCTTGCTGCATCAGCCATAGCTTTTTGCATATTAAAATTATCAGAATTTAATTTAGATTGAGCTGCTATTTCTGCTACTTGTATTTTAACTTCTCTGTCTCTTTCTTTATTCATATTTTCATTATCAAGCTCTTGTTGTTTTAATTGTGCTTCTTGTTGAGCTTGTTGAGCTGCAGCTTGTTGTTGTGCTTGTTGTAATTCTTGTTGTGCTTTTTCTGCATCTCTAATTTTATGTTTTATTTCTGTAAAGCTGTCTGCATCTACCATTTCAGCAACTGTAGAAGCTGGTACCCCATTTTGTACCATTGATTGTGCAAGAGCTTTTAGTGTATCTAGTTTATCTTGATCTCTACCAGCATCAGAAACAAATATACCATATTCTGATTCTAAATGATCCATTGCATCTACATCAAAATAATCTATTGTACCATCTGACATTACGTACATTCCTTTTTTACCTGCTATCCAAGCTTCTTTAGAATAATCTAATAATGCTTGCATATCTCTTTGTTCTAATCTTGCAAATTTTCTAAATAAATCTTCTGTAATATGTGATGATTGTACAATAGCTTGTTGTGATGTAGCTTTACCTTCGTATGCACCAACTTGTCCTTGTCTTTGTCTATTTACTCCAGATACTTTTTCCCATTCTAACATTATAGATTCTAATAAACCTATGTATTGTTCTATAGTTTTTATAGACATGTCAAGTACCGATTGATGTTGTGGAGATAGTTGTATTCCTTCTTTATTATAATCTACCCACGCAATACCTGTACCTTCTACATAATACATAAACTTATCTAAGTCCCATTTTTTTGGGATCATATTAATATCAAACTGTGCAACAATATCTTTTGACTTTGCAATTGATAATTCTAATCTATATTTATAAATATTGTAATTTAATTGATAAGGTATACCTAGTGATACTAAAGATATATTTCTAGAGTTAAGATCTGAATATTTACGACCATTTATTGGTAGTTTACATTTAGATGGGTTGTCCATAGAAGTTCTTTGGTTTTCTAAAGGTTGCATTTTTACATACAATCTACCATCTATTCTTGTTCCTTCCCATACTTCATTAACCCATTCGTAATCTACCTTTGCACCTGTTGCTTTTAAATCTGCAGACAATCTATACGTTTCATCAACTTGCATTTCTTCCATTGTCCCAGTTTCTGGATCAATATAACTTAAAAATCCTATTCTTTTTCTACTTTTCCAATATACACTTACAACTTCTATTAGTCTTTCTCTGTATAATTCTCTATCATCTGCTCTATTAGATACTGTTAGATAAGAATCCATACTTGCGTGTTCAGGTTCTTCTAAGGATAGTATTTCTTCATCAGTTAACTCATCTCTATAATAATCTATAATTGTAGACGCATGTACATATTTTCTAACTAACGCCCAATCCCCATCTTCTACAAAATCTAAATCAGGATCTTTGTCGTAGTCTATATCTAATGGATTTAATATTTCATAAAAAGGTTCGTTATTTCTAACTCCTCTCCATGTGTATACTTCTCCAGATACTAAATAATGAAACCATGCTTTTTGGAATTTATCGTAGATTTCTTGGTCTTGCATTATAAAATTAATAGACTGTTGTCCTTTTAATGCTCTATTATCTACATATGTTTTTTCAAACATTTCTGCTATTTCAGCAGGCGGTGGTACTTCATTAGAAGGTGTACCAGTTTCTATTCCTTGCTCATTTAAAACATTTACAAATTGTTGTTGTAAATTTTTCATGATCAATTCTTGCTTTGCTTTTTCTTTTTGTGTAACAGCATCAGCATTTTGTACGGTAACGGTGTAATTAAGGGGTCTTTTTGATTTTTCACCCAATAACAGATCGATTATAGGCTTAATAATAGGATAGTTACGCATTTTAGAGGGGAAATTGTCCCTAGTTTTACCGTAGGGTTTTAACACGTATCTGTAATCTGCATCATCAATTACACCGTTGTAATAATCATATAGGCTCTTTAGCCAGTCACGTCTTTCACTGTAACCAGCTGTAGAAAGATCTATGTATGCCTCCACGCATGCTTCTCTCCACTTCTTATCTTTTTTTCTTATTGATAATTTTTGTTGGGGGATCTTATTTGAACCTAAATACATATACTATACTATTAACCTAATCATCAAAAATAGTAAAAATAAATATATTTTAGTATAAGAAGAGTATTTTTTGTGTATTGTTTATAATATAACACTAATAATAATTAGAATCAAACCATTCTGCTGATGAATTGTCTTCTAATATTTCTTGTACTTCAGAATTGTACATTTCTCTAGTATGATACATACCAACCATTAATGCCATAGCACGGTCAAAGTTACCTTTATGATTAAACTTAATTAATTCTTGTAATAATGCTAAATCATATATTTTGTGCATGTTTAATACTTGTGTATCATCTTCATTTGTAGATCTAACTGTATTTAACCAGTCTCTTATGTATATCTCACCTTGTCTTTTTCTAGCTTCTGTCATATGCATACCATATTGACGTTTTACTTTTTTAGATCTTAAATCTTTTTTATCTAACATCTCAAACTCTTCTTGCAGTCTATGTAATTTTCTATGCCTACGTGCATATGCAATAACTTCACCACGATCATTCTCAAATCCTATTTTAGCATTATAATAATCTGCTAACATAAATAAATTTTTATTAAACTCATCTTGTGAGTGTGGTCGTGCAACATAACTAGCAACTATCATGTCATCTGGTTGAGATATATTATTTATACGTTTTATAACATATGCAGATCCTAAAGATGATGAATCTGCAGACTGTGATTGTGCATACGGGTCATGACAAATAATATACATATTCATAGGCACTTGTTGCTCTGTAGTTTTGTAAGGAGGTTCGTATATTGTTACACATCCTTCTAAATTATCTTCTTTTCTATGTGGAAATCTTGTAATAGGACGAGCATCACCATCTAATTTAAATTTAATTTCACCATTATGCCCATAATACAAATAACCATTGTTACCTATGGCTTGTAAATTATTTACTTTTACATTATTGTAGTGTTCTTGTAAAGATGCTATGTCAAATAAGTTAGAAGATATTTGTAAAGTAGCTTCTCTTGGATTCATGGGATGTTCAGCTATATATTGATCATATGCTTTTGGATCATTTGTTCCTTTTTTCTTATCTCTGTTTATTTCTTCAAATTTAACTGCTTGATGCTTTATACTATTCCCATCTTCGTCAATAAATCCTTCTAAGTTTTCATATATAGGAATAAAATAACCACATTGTGTACCATTACCTCCAGCATCCCACACATTCTCAAAAGCTAAACAATCGTAAGAATCAGGATTGTAAAATAGCTCTTCCATACCTTCAAAATCAGCACCTTCTGTACCGCCCGTACCAAATGCTACCATTGTTCCTAATGTTTTAGATCCTTGACGCATTGTTGGCATTGTAACTTCCCATGCTTTTAATAAACCTGGAAAACTACCTGCTTCTTCAAAAAATATTAGTTCACCAGCTTTACCCCTTACTTTATCAGGCGCATCTTTTAAAGACACACCCATTATTTGACTTTTCATTCCTAGTTCTACATCTGCCCCATTTACATTTTTCTTATATCCAGACATTTTAATCATTTCTCTATCTCTTAGTCTAGGTTGTGTCCATGCTGTATTGTTATCTACAAAAGATAATATATCCCATGCTTTTGACAATAATCCATCCCCAATTAAATATTCTTTTTGGCTAGCAAATACAAAATTTTTACTATTTCTTATATGAAAATAATTTCTAGCAAGCATGGCAGCTGCTTTATAAGAATATCCTTTACGTCTTGCTTTTAAAACAATCATATGTTTATTCTCTTTTCTTGCTTGATCTATAGCATTAAAATATTTCCAATCCCCGTCATAAAATGCAGGAAATGTACGCTCTCGTCTTGCTATAATTGTACCATCTGGAAGTTTCTCATCAACAGATCTGTCAATAGGACAATAATTTAAGTAAAAATAATGATTACCTGTAATAGTTAGCTCACCAACTGTGTATCCATACAAACATCTTTTTTGTTCTGTATCCCAATATTCGTAGTAATCTTTAGTGCCTGGAAGTGCGGATGTATAATATCCGTGTTTTATAAAATTTAAAGCTGCAGGTCTGAGTCTGTCTGTATTTTTAAGCATTTAGATTTTAATTTATGTAGTTCTGCGCATTTTTCATAATCTTCTAATTCTTCAAAATGACTAACTAGTAATTCTATTGTTCCTTCATCCCTACCATCACTTGCAATAGGATCAAAAGGTAAAAAGAATTCAGTATATTCTTCATTTTCTAGTTCTAAATAAATATCATCTAATGTTTTTCTTTTAGTTACAATTAAGAAAGCATTTTCCATTGATTTATTGTAATCTGCTAAATCTTCTAAAAACTTCATCTCACTATCGTTTTCCTCCATCATATTCCACTGCATAACCTTCTTCTATTAATCTGTCATTAACACAAACTTTAGTAATTGTATCTCGACCAGATAAAGTGCTAATATGTAACCTGCCTAATACTCTACCATATTTACCTAACTCTTTAGATTCTAGCTCAAATTCATTTGCGCATCCTTCTAACATTTCTTTTAGCCTTTTTTTAGAAGCTAAACCCATTTTTTTCTCTGCTAAATTTCTTGTTCTAGATTCTGGAGCGTTAATACCAGCTAATCTAATTCTTTTTTTAATCTTAATATCAAACCCTAAGTCTATTTCAGCATCAATGGTATCACCATCAACAACTTTAACAGCTTTTGCATTATATGTGTACATTTTTATTTTTTTATTTCCATAATTCAAACCCCACATTAAAGATCATAATTCTATGTTCTTTAATATCAAAGTTTAAATAAATTTCTAGGATAGTTAAAAACCCTAACCTTAGTGTGAATTCAAAGATACTACTTTTTTTACCACTTTTCCAAGAATTTATCCAATCTATTTTCATCATTGACTATATTTATTTGTTATTACACCTCCCCTATTTTGGTTTGCAGCCTGTTCTTCTTTCTTTACTAACTCTTCTAATTTAGATAGGCCAGATACTACATCTCCCATCTTAGATAAGTTAGCAACTAAGTCTTTTGCTGTAAAAATAGGTTTACCATTATCGTCCATAAGTGTTAAATCTATGTCTCTTAAATATTTTTCTAATTTAGTTACAGATGATCTTGCAGACTTTAATAGTTTAACAGCAGAGGTTTCTGTTAATTCTTTATATTTATCACAAGCAGCTTTTAATTTACTACTTATGTTTACTTTTTCTTTTTTAAAAATACTTTTTTGTACTTCTTCGTTTCTTTTTTCTTCTTCATATACAGAAAATGGGGAGTTATGATCGCACATAAAATATACATACGATAATTCTGCAATTGACAAATTTTTAAATTCTAAAATTGTAAGTGCGTACGCAGAGGGTATAACTTTATTATCATTTACTGTTAGTAGATTCATTTTTTGTTAGATATTTTAATCTATTTTTATTTACATGGAATTTACCTAAATATGGTAATCGTACTGTTTCAAATTTTCCTTTATTTATTATTTTAGATACAAATTTAAATTGGTGCATAACTATATTTTCTACTGTTTGCAATGGTAAATTATATTTACTTGCTATCTTTTGTATTATTATCTTCTGCTTTTTTTGCATCTTCTATTTTTTTATAAACTAGTTTTAAATTGTTAGGAGTTAAATCTTTTGCTTTTAAATTACCAAATCCTCTTTTTTCGTTAACTAATTTAGCAGCTTTTATTGCTCTTTTTTTATCTTCTATTAATTGTTTTCTTTCTTTTTTTTCTTGCTCTTCTTCAAAATTTTTTCTTAACTCAATAGTAGCTTTATCCATAAATACAGGTTTCCATCTTTCTGGTTTGTCAGGACATGTAGTTGTTTTCCATTTTGCTTTATGTTCTAACAAACATCCACATAAACCACATCGCATATGCTTTTTAATTAAGTGTGGACATTCCATACATGTTTCTAATCTTTCCATGTATACTTTATTAGATACATTTGGTGCACCTTCTTTTATATATTTTGCTAGTTCACCAGCAAAATTTTTTGCCATCGTAAATATACTTGGCGGTTTTGGTTCTTTTTTACTCATATTTATCTACTTCTATTTTTACTAACTTTCCTTTTGGATCTTGTACTACTATTATTACAAATGGAAATTTAGAAAATTCACTAATAACATAATAATTATATAATATTGATTTCAATTTTTTTAATTTGAGGGTTTAACATCTTATTAACTTGATAAGATCCTTTATTAAATGTTAATGCTCCTTTATCTTTTAATTTTTTTATATAATTATTAAGATCGTTAGGATCATCAAAGTTTAATATTTTTGCTACCTCATCTTTGTTCTTTTTACTACACAAATTTTTTCTTTTAGAAGTTATGTTTACTTTTATAAAAGCAGAAATAACTTCTAATTCTTTATTTGTAAGATCAAATATACCATTCCATATTTGTAATCGTTTATAAATACTATTTGCCTTTATCTTTACTTTCATTTATTGTTAAATAAATTATATATTCATTTTCTTCTATAACTACATCTAAATTCCAAGTACCTGGAGGGTTTTCTTTTTCCCATCTAGTTAAACTTTCGTTAAAATCTTTTAGTGCATACATAAATTCTACAAAACTAGATAGTCTAAATTCAACTCTTTCCATCTTTTTTGTGAATTACTGCTTTACCATCTGTTACTACTATCTTAGACTTTTTTGATTGCCTGTTAAATTCAGCAATATGGTTAGTTATGTCTTTTCTACTACAAACAAATGATAGAAATACTTGTAATTCTTTCATAGTATATGCAGTATTGTCTTTTAAATTATCAAATTTAGTTTTTGACTCTACCAATTTGTGATAATCCTCTAGACTAATAGTAACCGTTCCTACCATATATTAAAATTTACCTAATATATTGTATTCTGCCACTAAAATAAACTCTCCTTCATCCAAATGTAAGACACGTGCTTCTACAGTTGGATCTACCATTACAGTATCTCCTACTTTTATAAATTTACACTCAGGTCCTGTAGCTTCAACTGTTAATATATTTGTAACTATAGAACTTGCTGTCTTATCATCTAAAATAATACCTGAATCTGTTACTTTTTTTGCGGGATTAGGGAGCAATAACCATTGTCCATAAGGTTGAAATTTTATTTTTTTAGTCATTTTATTATAAATTAGTTTATTGCAAATATATAATAAAAATTTTTAGAAAATAAAACTAACTAAGAATTTTTTTTATTTGTAGTTAAGAAAAAAATATATTTATTTTCTGGTTTATTCTTCTTATAAAAATATTTAAATGAGTTTGGAATAGTTTCTATATATGGAATTGCTTCATCAAAATTATTTATAGGATAATTTTTATTACCCCAAATATATGGCTCATAAACTTTTTGTTTTTTAGATTTTGTTTTTATATATATGTATCCTACTTCTTCATAAGATTTATTTTTAGGAGCTCTTAAATATTCAGATTCTATTTGTCCATTTACATCAAATCTTTGTTCTAATCGATGACCTGCATCATCAACTTTTTCTTTAAATTGTATATAAATGTATTGAAATTTAAAGTCTGGATAAGAATATTTTAAAATAACATGCCCATAAGAAGTTGAATATGCATTTATATAAAAAGCTGTTAATTTTTCTTTATCAAATCTTGCAATACAAGAAGAATCTTCAATTTCGTTTTGTATTGCAAATTGAGTTATTATATTATTTGGAATAGATTTAAATAGATTTTTTATAAAATCTATTTTATAAGTAACACGTCTCATATTTCGTTTTTAGATATACCTCTCCCCTAGTGATTTTAGTTTAACTTTGAACTTCTACTTACCGTTTTTAGCCTCCGTAGGTACATTTCTATCAGCCTATAGTATTACTCCTACCTAAGTTTTATATCAAAGCAATTTGTGGAATTATTGGGGACAACCGTGACTAATAAATTAGTTCGTAAACCCAACTTCTGACCCTATAACTACCTTTTGGCCCTCTAGGGTGATCTTAGATTCCGTTACAATATTACAATATTCCTATAATAAATGCAAGTATTATAATAGAAATATATAAGAAATTTGAAATATCTACTCTTTTCATGATCTTGTAATATACAAATCTAGTGTTAAATAAATGTTACATAAAAATTAAATTTTGGTAAAAAAATTTTTTAGTGACCTTGATTTGTGAGAGCGTGGGGGTATTCAAAGCCGCACCCCATCTAATTGTTGTATTAACAAGTACCCTAGCGGGTATAAAAATTTATAAGTCATGCAAAAACTATATGCTATAAAATTTAATGAGAAAAATAATGTAGTAACATTATGCGACCAACCACTAGGCGGTGGTACGCAATTAGAGGTCTTAGGCGATAAGGTAAAACTTTTCGACCAAGACCTAAACCCAACAAAGTTTGGTTCTTACAAGATATTAGATAGTAACCTATCTACTGAAGAACTTAAGAAAAAGTTCAGCAAACCTACAGAGGTTAAAGAGCTAAAATGGGGTAAACAGGTTAACGGCGTTCTCTATCAAGTAGAGAAAGCCTAACCTTAAGGGGACTAACGTCCCCTTTTTTCTTTTATCGTGTGTGTATGTGTGCTTACTACGCATCACACACGCTATTTTATCGTGTATTATATCGTGCATACATTTGCTTCATCATATAATATAACACTAACTAATTTATTTATTATGAAAAATATACTTTATACTTTTGCTAAACTATTTAAGCATTTCACAATGTTTGTAGTAATGATTGCTATGATATTAGCAGGTACTTATTACTTTATCCTGTCATTAATCATGTCATTCAAATATATTATGTTATTCCTTGCTGCATCGTGTATGTTTGCAGCTGGTGCATTTATGCTTAGTACAATTGTAGACAATCTAAACAAATGATTATCTACATTGTAATACTATTAGCTACTTATGTATTACTATACGAAGCATAACTATAAGGGTAGATCTTGTTGTTGTTAAGGTGGTCTACCCTTATATTTAATCTAACAGAGTAAACTGTACAAATCATTGATTAATAATATGGTTATAACTACTACACAGCCGCAAGCTATATCAAACGTGCCAAGTAGAATAGTACAAGGTAGTACTAACGGATTGATAGTGGTAGTTATAACTATTACTTAAATTTAAAAACTATGAGTAAATTTAAAATAACATATCATAAAGGTTTTAACTTAACTTTCAACAATGGTTGGCAAGTAAGTGTACAATTTGGTCCAGGTAATTATTGCGAACGACAAGAAGATGACTATGATTTACCTAGAAATAGTGAGTATTGGTATTCTAATAATGCAGAAATAGCTGTTTGGCGTCCTTCAAATAAGTCAGAAACTCGTAACATGGTAAAGTTAGAAGATGATGTTGTTCGTGGTTGGACTACTACAGATGAAGTAGCTAAGGTAATTCATTTAGTTAGCACTGCTCAATCTGATTTTACTAGTGAACAAATGACTAGAATATTAAACTGTGTATGGAAAGAGGTAGCATGATGTTACCTCTTATAACCTAACTTACTTAAACTTAGAACCTATGAATATTGTAAAAATAGAACCGTGTAAAGAATGTGGCTCAAATCGTGGCCAATTAATAGAACAAAAGAGTACAGTAGCTGACTGCCTTAATTGTGGTCATCTATGTGATGTAGATACTGTTGTGTCAGAGTTTGATGAAGCAGTTAATGACATTATAGAATGTCAAGTTGTACACAAACAAGAACAGAAAGAACTATCAGAGTGGGAACAACAGCAATTATTTGATTACGGATATATAAAATTTAAAACATCATAATTATGGGAATGGATATATATGGGTTAAACCCAACGATAGTAGGAGACAAACCAGAGTTTCCTGATAACTTTAGAGATTTATCACAAAAAGCACAAGATTATTATTGGGAGTTAGATAAAGAGTGGGAAGATAATAATCCTGGCTATTATTTTAGAGCTAATATATGGTCATGGCGTGTAATAAATGCAATATGTCATGCTGCTAATGAGAAATATGATCTTAAATTAGATCTAACTGGATGGGATTATAATTCTGGTTATGGTCTTAAGTCTGATGATGAGTGTTATGCACTTGCAGATGCTCTTGATATTTTTATAGAAAGTATGCATAATAATGATGTAGATAAGATTGGTATTAATATGGGTATGTGGACTGTTAGAGGAACAAATGGATATACTATGAAAGAATTGCATGCAGATGATGTTAATGTATTAGATCTATTATATCCTGGTGTTATAGATAAATTACCTATTGAATATAATACTAAAGATGGTGAAAAGATAGAAGTTTATCCTAGTCATCATACAGATAGATCTCATTTAGAAGAGTTTAGTAATTTCTTAAGACATTGTAACGGATTTAAAATAATATGATAGAAACAGCAGTCGTAAGTCTACTTGCAGGGATAGCAGTAGGCTTTTATTTATGTATAATTGTTAAAAATTGGATAGATGGAAATACTAAGTAGAATAAAATGGTGGTTTGTACTCAAAATGTTGGGTAGAAAGAAAGCCACATCGTATGCAATAGAAATGCAGCTTGAATATCTTAAAAAATATGAGCACAAGAAAAATAAATCTTGGCAATATTGGAATGATAGATGCATGAAACCATGGTAAAATTTATAATTATGGATGAATATTTATTATTAGACTGTGTTAGTGAGTGTTGTGGAGCACCTGCTAATTCAGATCAAAAAATATGCTCACAGTGTCATGAACATTGTGATGTATATTATGAAAATGAAATAGAATAAAAATAACTAAAACCTTAACAACATGTACAAAGTAAAATTTGAATGTGATTTACTGGGAGATCACACAGCTTCCATCCCAGAGTTATGCGAAATAGACACAATCAACTTTTTGAATGCGTTTGATGCAATTTTATTTATAGAGGACTGCACAAGTCCTTTGACCAAGGTCGAAGAAATCATACCTTGGTTGGCTAATAATCAACAATATTTTACTGAAGTAGAGCAAAAAGCAAAGCCTTTCAGTAGTGTTAATGATGAGATAGCTAATGTGTATTTAGTAAAAAATGAAACTGATTTCAAAACATTAATTAATCATTAAAAATAAGAATATTATGGAAAATAATCTTAATAGTGGATCAATAGAATCCCTACAGCCAGGCCAAACATTATTAGTTGGCGCAAGACAAGTATCTAATGGTAAAATTCAGTTAGAATTTGCAGAAAAAGTATCTGCAAGTGATAGACCTGTTAGTGCGTTGTCATTATTAAATGCTAGCGACTCAAGATTTAGTAGTGGCGCTAGAAGATCATGGACAACTGCAGAGCCAGCTGACGCATCAAAGACATTTGGAGTAGACTTTAGTGAGTCAAATGACAAGTGGTATGATAGTGAAAGAGGTATGCAAATGGATCTTAATATACTAAATCCAGCTGTCGAGTTAAATGGACAGTCATACAGATTTAAGCTAAGAATTGTAGAAGTTACTTCTAAAGAAGCTAACGAGTGGGAGCTTGATAATGTAGAAAGAGCTGCTAAAAGAGCAGGTAAAGATGGTGATTATATCACACATAATGGTGATTACATCTTCTCAAGAACAGAAATGGTTCTTACAAAGCCTGATCAAAAAGTGGAGCACACATTACTAGAGTCTGATACACAAGCAACACAAACGCCTGTGAATCAGGGAGTTACAGCTGAAGAAGTTGTAAAAACTGAAGAGGAATTCATTGTATAAATAAATTCTTTATAATACTTGTGTATTATAAATAAAATGTTTATATTTGCTTGTGTGATATTAGATAAGAGAAATCTTGTTAATACAATCTAATTAAAAACCAAGCAAAATGTGTGTAAGTAAGGGGGAACCAAAAGTTTCCCCTTATTTTTTCTAATAATGTTTAAACTGCGTGTAATGGGACATATGAAATCTATTGAGCAGATGATCAGAGATGGATCATTTGACTCTGAGTTTATGCCTTCTTATCAAAAGGCAATTAATAATAACGAAAGAACATTTAAATTTGCAGGGCAAAGATATGGGATAGACTATGGCAGAGCTGTAGTTAATTTCGTTATAAAAATAAAAGCACATGATTTATTACATAGGAAATAAAAGAATTGTAAACGGTAAATGCTTTGAGTATACAAGCATAGAAGAAGCAGTCAAATACTTACAAGAACAGACAATCTTGGGTGTAGATACAGAAACAGAAGGTATGGACTTTACTTGTAAGAAAATGATAATGTTTCAGATTGGTGATGGTACAAATCAATATGTTATTGATACAAGATCAGAATCAATAGAACCGTTACGAAGCATACTAGAAAGCAAAAAAATCATTAAAATTTTACATAACGCTAAATTTGATTATAAATTTATCAAGAAATGGGCTAATATAGAGCTAGCTGGTATTTATGATACATTTTTAGTAGAAAGAATATTACATTGTGGTAAAAGAGGTCCTAAATATGGACTTAAAGACTTAGTTCTAAATTATTTAGGAAAAGAATTAGATAAAGAACCAAGAAATAAGTTTGTTAATCTACAAGGTGCACCGTATACAGATGTACAGATACAATATGGTGCTAAAGATGTAGAATATCTTATACAATTAAGAGAACTGCAATTACCACAAATAGCAGAAAAGAAATTAGAACAAGTTGTAGATCTTGAGTGTAAAGCTGTATTGGCGTTTGCTGATATAGAATACAATGGGTTAGAAATAGATAGAGAAGCATGGTTAAATCTAGATAAAAGAAATGCTGATAAAGCAAAAGAGTATTTTGATGACCTGGATAATGCAGTGATACAAGACCCTAGATTACAGAGGTTTGTACTTGTGTATATACAAGGAGACTTGTTTACAGATCAAAAAGAATTGAGAAAAGTTGGTGTGAATTGGGACTCACCCAAACAAGTATTAGAAGTTTTTAAAGAGTTGATACCAAACCTTGAAAACGTAAATGGTAAAGAATTATATAAACATAGGAATTATGGCTTAGTTAGCAAGTATGTACGATACAAAGAATATATGAAGCTTTGTACATCGTATGGTAAACCATTTTTTAAATACTTAAAAGGTGATGGCATGGTTCACACTAACTTTCATCAAATATTGGATACAGGGCGTGTTAGTTCTAGTCATCCTAATATGCAACAAATTCCTGCTGATAACAGCTTTAGAAATTGTTTCATAGCTCCTGAAGGCTGGTCTTTTGTAAGTTCAGATTACACAAGTCAAGAA